TGAGCCATACAAGCACTGCTTCTTTGTCAATGCAGCTTGGCTAGACAAAATGTATCTAGAAAACAAAGACAGGCAGATCAAGCTGTCAAACTCTGGAGACCCTGGAATGAAGTTTGACATAGATGAAGCGTTTAAAGCAAAGCAAGCATATGAGATTGACTTGTCTGAAGCTAAGCTTAAGAGATAAGCATACATGCATAGCTTGCTATAAAGTTTTTGATATAGATAGTCTAGATTTTGATACAATAGTGCTGCAGCAGACAGTAAAGAACATCTAGAAAAATGTTCTAGAATTTGATGTCTAACTAGCTAAAGCACGGAACAAAAGACAAAAAAGACTATGAAAACATCAACATCTATAGGCAGACTTCTTGATGCAAGAGCCTAGAACATGTGAAATGAAAAAATGAACTTGATATGTTTAACGAACTATTGACATGCAGTAGACTGCTGGACATGGTTGCTAGAAAGTTGGGGCATGATTGGCTGCTGTTGACGTCTGAGACTTGGTCAGGCAAAGAGAAGTCATGCAATGCTGTCTTTGGGCACTACGACAACTACAGCACTGTTGCGCTTGAAGCTAATGGCATGCCGGTGCTGCTCAAGAGTGTAGATGCTGAAGGCTGCCCTAGAAGCAATGATGACATGTACTACGAGCTAGTTGAGCTGATGTACAAGACTCTAGAGAGTGGTGGAAAGCTGTCTGATGGCAAAAGTGAAGTGGATGCATCCATGGTCCCTGAGTTCATGATTGAGTACGCCTTGAATGGAATTGGCTGCCTAGAGAATAAAGAATAGACATGCACAGTATAAGATATAGCAGCATGTGGTACAATAGTGCTGTTGTAGACAGAAAGAGAAATTGAAGATGAAGACAATGCTAATTGCAAAATGCGAACATTGTGGTGCTATTGAGCAAGCAGCAGATTCATATGCTGGCAAGGCGCTGGAACATGAATGTAGACATGATGTTGTTGTATCTGTTCTAAAACCAAAAAATCAAATTATGAAAGTAAAGCACATACTTACTGCAAGCATTGTTCTTTTGTTTGCTACTGCTAATGCACGTCTTGTAAGTGAAATTGACAAAGACATTGCAAAACTTCGCAATGAAGCAACAGCATTGCAGAAAAATCCTATTGTTGTATGGGGCTCAAAGCAAGAAAAACTGAGTCCTGAACAAAAGAAAGCAACATCTAGATACAACATAAACTTAGCCCAAGCTAAAGAACGCAAGAACTACAAGTCTAAGATTGTCATAACATTGAATCCAGAATATGTTTGTTCTGTGCATAAGCTAGTTTATGAGAATGGACGAGCAGCATGTCCATCTGACTGCAAGTCTATATCTAGAATAGGGACGTCAAACTTCTGCAATCTAGGAAGCCAGTACGACTTGAGCTTCAGAACATGGAACTTACTCAAAGACAAGATGCCTGAAGGCGAAGCACAGGAGAAGCGGCTTAAAGAGATCGAGCAAGAGATAAGAGCTTTGCGCGATGAGAAGCTAGAAGCTGAAGGCAAAAAGGTTAAGAAGCAGAGAGCTCAAAATGAAAATGCAGCAGAAGAGAAGAAAGAAGATGGCGCTAAGCCACAACCAAAAAGCTGCAAGATATATGACTTAGACGTAGTAGGCTTGAAGGTCTTTGGAAGAGATGTCAATGAGTTTGCTGCTGACATAGTCAAACTTGGAGGAAAGGTTCTTCCAACCAAGATCTCTAGAAATGACACGACATATATCAAGGCGGTAGTCTTGCCTAAGGGGAAAGAGTTTCTTGGAATTTTTGACGAGTTAGACATCAATGTCAACTCTAAGAATGAGATATATGGGCTGAGGTTTCATGCTAGACAGAGAATTGCTAGCAAGCAAAATGACTTAGTGAAGCTCGAGGCTTGGTTGTGGCAAGTAGGTCTAGACAAGCAAAAAGGCTTTCGAAAGCACTTGTATGCAAATGCTCATGGCTACTGGACAGATGACATGTATGTAGGTGTTGGCATTTCTGTGTATGCATGGCTGTTTGTTGACTTTGTAAGAGAAGACATGGAGAAATGAGAGCTTAGACAAGAAAAGAATAGACATGAAAGCCGAAGAAAAGGAAAGGACACGAAATGACATGAAGCAAGTTGACATAGATCCAAAGTCAATAGACCTTGAAGAGGCATATTGCATGTGCAGCCATATGCGTGAGTACTTTCCTCCTGAGAATGAAGGAAAGCAGCTTACATACAAGTCTAGTGGCTTTCCTCTTGTCATTGACTTTGATGAGCTAGACAAGATAGAGCCTCCAGCTGGATATGCACTGAACAAGGCAAGACGCAACATTGAGATCAGGATATCAACATTCAGTGGATACTGTCCTGGTGCAAAGCACTACTACTGCGACTTGAAGTTTGAAGGTCCTACACTCAGAGATGAGAAAGATGGATTCACATACTCTTTTGGCAAGCCAAGGGACACAGAAGTTGGGAAAATATTTGGGTTCCACAACGTAGAGCTGTACAGGCGTCTTACAGAAAAGGACTTAGCAGACAAGAACATCGACTGGGACTACTATGACGTTGGATACATGACTCACAGGTGGAACAATGTGAAGAATGCCATTGCATGCGCAAAGAAAGTCATAAAGCTGCGATTCAAGAACTATGGCAAGATAACAATTATCAACAATGCATGAAAGAGAATTCTATGGAAAACAAGTCTAAAGTGAGCCCTTTGACAGTTGATGGCCATTGGTTTGTGCATTTCAGAGCAGGAATAGATGCTGATAGTCCAAAGATTGAAGGAAGCAAAGTTGTAGAGATTACAGGCACATTTGACAGTGATGAGTTTCTAACATTGTTGTCTAACAAAGTGTTTGACTCATTATCAAAAGACGCAAAGAATTTGATTTCTAAAAATAACTTAGCATTAATAATCAGGTCTTTAAGCAAGCTAGATTGAAAAGCTAATGGGAAAAGAGCATGAGACATATCTGAAGCTCAAGCAGAAGTATGAAGCTGGAGAAGATGACTGAAGAGACACTGCTATGGTTGGCCTTGAAGATCTAGACAGTCTTAGCTTTTCAACAGTCAAGAGACTTCTAGAGAGAATATGCAAGTCCTTAGGCTTCAGACTCTTTCATTGTCCAATTTCATTTGCACCAGTTTACATTTGTTGGCACTTAGATGCTGGTGATGTTCGCAATGCTGTCTTCCTTGAAGGGCATAATCGAGATGACTTCCGGACAGCTAAAGATCTTCTTAGAGGAATTCTTGCAGTTAAAGCCTTCAAGCTCAGGTCTTTAGATACAGGTGAAGAGAAGATAATTCCAAATCCATTTTGCGGCTTGGATATCTCAGCCTTGAAGATCAAGCTTGATCTTCTAGCCTAAGATTTTCTCTAGTAGACAGCCTTAGCATTTCCTAAGATCTTAGTTTCAAAAAGCCTAAGATTTGATATGATGTTAGCATGAGATATGGATTGCGTAGAGAAGTTGAGAGGATGATGAAGCTCTTAGGTAAAAGTCCTTGGCGTCTTGTGCTTACTAAGAATCTTTCAGATTGTAAATTCAGATATAGGCTTGTTGACTGCTCTCAATTTGCTAGAACCATAGTTGTTGAAGGAATTGGAGCAAACAAGAAGGAAGCCCTGGAGAATCTTCTAGAGACATGGAGAGGTGAACAAACAGAGCTAGAGTGCCCAGCGAGATCTAGAGAAGAGCTGGAGATAAAGCTGGCGCTTCTAGAAATAGATGAGAAGAAAAAGAAGAAGTAGTTGGATTTCTGAACTGAAGCCTAAGACTTGGTAAAATATTGCTATGGAAGAAGACAAGTCATTTGCAGTGCCAACCTACAAGAAAGTCCAGATCTTCAAGTGGCTAGTGAAGAAGCACAACTGCACAGTTGGCTTTGAGCATGACTTCTTCTGGAAAGACCGCAAGAAAAAGACGAAGACTTGGCTTGCTACACCAAAGCTGTCTAGGAATGGAAAAGACTTTGTGCTCTGTGTAGTTAGCAAAGAGTTTCCAACTGCAGTCCTGTCTGTCAACCTTCCTAGCAAGCATGCAACTTTGTCTTATGCAGATGTGCTTGATGCTCTGCTAGACAAGATCAAGAAAGCTGGAAGTGACTGCTGGCTAGGATTTGGTAGTTGGCCTTACACAAGAGCAGAAGTCTTCTTGCCTAAAGACACCACCTTAGAAGAGCTGTGCATTGAGTTTGACTTAGCGTGGAGAGATTCATTCAAGCATCTTCTCACCAGAAAGCCTAAGAACTGAGAAGAAGGATGAAATACAAAAAAGAGAACAAGCTCACTAAGGCTAGAGTCTTGAGAAAGTTTGTTGAGACACTTGACTTGAAGCTGGAGAAGGTGTCTTCTATTGCATCAACAGGTGGTAGTGTAAAATACTGGAGGCTAGTTCGAGATCGTAGCAGTGAGATTTGTCCACTCTATACGCCGAACTTCTTCAAGATCTATACATTTGGTTCACGAACAGTCATTTTAGACTTTCTCTTGAATGACATTCCATGGTGGTACGAGAAATGGCCAGAGGGAAAAGTTGAATTTGTAAATCCACTATTTGGCTGCAAGACTTTAGAAGAAGCAATGATGAAGCTTGACTTGCTAGATTCAAAAAAGCCTAAGAAAGGAAAATGAGGCAAAGAGATGAGCATCCAACCATCTTTAGATCTGCTAGATAAAATCTTCTTGAGAGCTAGAGAGAATGCAGTTAGAGCTGTTGGTGAAGACGTTCTAGCTGGCGCTGAAGTCTTCTTGAACTGGGTTGGTGGTAGATGGTGGGTTGAGTTGACTCTAAGCCATTGCATTGCCGAGAAGTTCAACATATGGCTTTCACACGCAGAAAAAGCGCGTGATGTCTACTGTGAATTATGCCATGAGTTTGCTCGCTGGTGCCCGCCAATTGACCGTGGCATGATGCCTTCTCAGCTGAATGGCCAAAGCAAATACTATCAACAGTTTCCAGAGTCTGTTGTCTGGCTCGGCCCGCTTGTCTCATTTGAAGACACTAGTAGAACACGAGCCGCCAGGGAGATCTTCAAGAAGCCTAAGGCAGTTGAGCTGCTTCTCTTAGGCTTCACCAACACTCAGCTCCAGGTGGTTGACAGTGCTGTCCACATAGAAGCAATGGCTGCAGCACATGCTAAGAACACGAAGATCACCGGCAAGCTGGAAGCTCTGCAGAAGAGAATGGCAGCAAGCATGAAAGCAGGAGATCTCAGCAAGACTGAAGCTGCAAGTCTCGCAGCTAGCATGATATCAATGATGGACGAGAAAGAGAAAACTAGCAAGGAAGCAGATGATGCTGGAAGAACTTTAGTTCCAGTGCTTCCTTTCTCAGCAGAGTCTCTTGAAGAGCTAGAGATGAAGTTTGATCTATTTTCCTAAGACCTAAAAGCCTAAGATTTTGGTAGAATGATGTCATGCAGAAAGAGAGAAGAGAAGGCAAAGAAAGAAGAAGACATGGCCGCTGTTGGAAAGAGCTTGAGAACCAGCACGATGCTAGACCCTATTTCACCTGAAGTTCTTGAGAGCAGCTTGCTCCTAGACCGTGCATTGAAGCAGCTAAGCCTTTTTCGTGAGTGGTGGCATGGGATCTGGCTTATCGTTGACAATTCTAAGCATCCATACAAGAGGCTAAGAGACTTCACTGATGAAGGTGCTCAGACAATCAACAGCTTAAGTGACTTTCTTGAGACTGAGTGCTTTGAACAACACAGCTTTGGCCAAAAGCAAGACTACAATATTGTCATGAACCCTTTCCACAGCATGTCTAAAGAAGAGCTAGCAGTCAAGCTTGATCTTCTAGAAGCCTAAGAAATGATGATGAAGAAGAACAGCAAGCTAGACAAGATGAAGCTCCTCAAGAAAGCTCTAAAGCACCTTGGCCTTAAGCTGAGGTGGTGGGGAGCTGCAGGCTTTCGAGATGGAAAAGCCGGATTTCTGGCAGTTGATGACCACAACAATCTCTACATGTGGTACAAAGAGAGCTACTATGTTGACGGCAACTACAAGATCTCTAAGCTAGAGGACTTCCTCTCAGCAAGATACTTTGAGCACTACAACGTAGTTAGGCACAACATAGAGAATCCTTTCTTTGGGCTGGCGCCTGAAGAGCTAGCAATAAAGCTTGACTTGCTGGAGGACGACCAGTGAAAGACCCACATTTTGGAGAGACTAAGCCAATTGAAGTCCAAGACAGAGAAGAGGCATGCATAAGAAGAGTGTGCAAGCACTTCAATTGGACATGCGATGTTGCACCAAGTCCACTAGCTAGCAACTATGAAGCAATCAAGCTAAGACCGAGAGAGTACATTGCTCTTGGCGATGAAAACACATCACTTAGGTGCCTTAGCCCTTCTAGAGGAGAAGCACACTCAACTTGGCTAGTGTTTGATGACTTTCTTGAGTGGCTTGATGTTGTTGAGTGGTTCAGCAGCAATGACTGGTTCAATTATTTCGGCGGTAAGCATTTTGGTGATGGCAAGTACTCTCCTTGGACAGTCAGCAATCCATTCTTTGGAAGAGGGTTGAAGACAGTTGAAGAAGTTGAGATGTTTCTAGACTTGGTGGAGAGGCCACATAATGAGTCTTGAGAGAAGAAAGACAGAGAAGTCTAGAGAGTGCACATGCAGAGACATGGCGAAAGTCTATGACATGATGTTCAACAACTGCCTAGCCGTGATACTAGAGATAGAGGCAGTTTACCCACAGACTAAGCAAGTAGACTTCGCTCTACTGTACTATGGCCCAAAGAAAGATGATGTTGGAAAAGAGGTGTGGATTGAGACTAGTGGCATGCACATGGCGCTGCTACATACCACAGTAGACATGGATGTCTTGATGGCAGAGCTAGGCACATCTCTTCCACTGCAGCCAGCAAGTCTGCATGCTGTCCCTAAGGATGGCGCAGAGAAGACTAAGGCTGCTATTGGAGAAGCAGTTGCAAAGACCATAGAAGCGTGGGCACCACTGCCAACACGCATAGTTGGTGAGTTTGGCGATGACTTGCTAGTTAGTGCAAGCTCACTTGAAGAGCTGATGGTGATGAGCGACTTGCAGAGCAGTTGACTGCATAAGGCATGTTTAGATTCGCACGGCACGTATTACAATAACACTAACTAGTAGAGGCACGCCATGGCAAAGAAGAGCAAGAAGAATGCAACTAGAAGCACAAGTGCATTTCCATTTGCATCAATGCCAACAAGAGAGACTGCTGGAAAGACCCTCAAGATTCTTGCTAGAAAGCTTGGCAGAAAAGCATTTGCACTGCACTACTGTGCATCAAGCACACCGTCATTCACGCTGTGCATTGCACGAGATGAGCACTATGCTGCTGAGCATGTGGTTCCATTGACATTTTCAAGTGGAAGTAGCTTTGAGCAAGGGAGAGAAGTCCGCATGATGGATCTTGACATCATCTATCTCCATAGCCCTATCAAGTTCAAAGAGAGTGCTTTTTTGTCACTCGATGAATTTGCCTACTGGATGAGAAGAGACATAGCAGACATTGAGCTGCGCGTGTGGGATGCCATAGTAAATGAGCTTTCACTAGATGCTGCGCATGGCCGCCCAACTAGAGTCTGGCAAGGGATGAAGTGGGTTGAAGTTGACCCTTGGGAGCTTGCAGTTGAAGCAGACTTGACTTGATGGATACCGTGTGCATGATTGAGAAGATGCTATATGCACTTGCTAGACTGCTTGGCAAGAAGACTAGAGATGATGAGGCTTTCTGCAGAAAGTGGGCAGGCATTGAGTCAAGAGACTATGTCTTTAGTGCCAGGCGTGAATGCATATGGGAGAAGCCATGGAAAGTTGAGTTCTATGACTTGCATCGTTGGAATGGAGACCGCTGCCATTGGAATAGCCATGACGTGGAAAGTGGAGATGGAATGTGCTTGAAAGAGGCATGGAAAGACATGGCACGAAGAATTGTTGAGCATGAGAGAGCTAGTTCAAGAGAAGAGGCATTGGTGAAAGCTGAGCTAGAAGCGCATAGAGAGCTGCCAAGAGGGTGGGGTAGAGAAGAAGCTGATGCTCACTGGCTAGTGGGTTGAGGAGGCTGAGAAGATGGATGCAAAGAGCAAGAAGCTGTTAAAGAAGGTGCTACGAGCTGTTGGGCTAGTTCTTGACAAAAGCTGCAAGAAGTACTCAGCAAAGAGCTGGGACCCTAATGGAGAACTTCTGACAGTGAAGTCCTTGAAGTGCATTCGTGCAGAAGATGTTGAGAGCAAGAAGATGGCTGCAGCAGTGCACTTCATTGACAAAGACAGTGGAGACCTCTCTTGGAAGTTCTTTGCTGGAGCCTGGTATTTTGAAGATGAAGCCGAGATCATTGAGAAGCTTGGAGAGGCTAGAGAGTTCATGTGGCTAGATGATAGCAAGCTAGCAAACATCTCAATTGCTGAAGATGTTTTGCGCTGGAATAACCCTCTCTTTGGGTGCAAGAGCCTTGAAGAGATGGCAATAAGGAGCGACTTAGATGCTTGACCGGTGCCTAATGAAGAAGATCTATGACGCACTCTTTGGCAGGTTTGGTGCAGTAGAAGTCATGGTGCTAGACAGCTCTCCATGCACGAGCGAGCTTGAGTTCATTGTCATTCTCTACAACAGCAGTCGTGACTACAGTGAGTTTGGAAAGGATGTGTGGATTGGGCCTAGCAGGACATTGATGGCACAGCTTAGAGTAAAGATGCATGAAGATGCCTTCAAAAGAGACCTTGGCCTCTTTTGCTCTGTGGAGCCAGCACACTGGTGGCAGCCAACATGTTGGTGGCACATCCTTCCAAGAGATGGCGCAGATGAAGTCAAAGCTAGCATTGGAGAAGCAATAGTTGCTGCAGTCAAGCAGTGGGAGCCAAAGACAACATGGATCGCCAGTGGCAATGGCAAGGAACTGATAGCTATGGCAAGCTCACTTGAAGAGCTTCTAGTGCAAAGTGACTTGCGCAGTAGGTGAGAAAGGCAGAAAGATGGACAAACTAGATGGAGAGAAGATAGAGCAGATGCTGAACTATCTTAAGTGGAAAACTGGCAAAGAGCTCTCACTCAAGGAGATCTTTGCGCTAGTCTACTTGGCAGACAGATACCATCTTAGAAAGTATGGAATGACACTGATTAGAGGGCACTCTATTCCAGGTCCTGAAGGATACATGGCAGTTGATTCTTCTCTCCCTCCAATCAATCTTGATGTTGCTCACAGCTTGGGTCTGCACCCAGAAGACACAGAGAGGTTTCTCATCGAGCTAGACTTAGCATAAGCTGCACATGCTTGTCGGTTTATCTAGTAGATAGGTGTGATACTATAAAATCATGGGCAAAGCACTGCTCAATAGCTGAGATGAAGATGCTACTTGATCTTAGAGGAGTGTGAAACCACATGGATGAGAAGATGAAAGACAAGATCATGGCTTGGCTTTTAGAGAGAAGTCATCTAGAGCCAAAGCTTTGGCTAAAGCCTAACTCTATGGACAGTCATTACTATGGGTTGACAACCGAATGGAAAGATGGCGGCAGATGGAAGACTGTTGAGGTCCAATTTTGGTCTACTGAGCCAAGAGGACACAACATATCTGTATTTGTCTTAGATGCTGATGGTGAGCAGGCGCTTAGCATATCTCTGCATGAAGGCTTAGATCTATTGATGACATCTGTGCAAAAGTCAAAAAGTCCAATATACTTAGCATATTTGGATGGCTCTGAAGTGAGCACAGTGTTCATTGACAACAAAGACAGCTATGAGAAGTTGGCAATTGAGTGTGATCTTCAAAGAGGAGAGAAGTAATCTATGGACAAAGCATGGCAGTTGTGCGTAGTTGATAGAGATGCTGTCGACTTAAGTAAAGCTCCAGAATTTGAGAAGATGCTTATGTCTGTGCAAGCGAAGTCACCATTTCCAAATGGCACGCCGGTGTTTGTTGTCACTTCAGAGCTTAAGTCATTCAAAAACTTAGCACAAGTGTATCAGACATTGACGTCTATTAGAAGATATGCTGTTATGAATGGAATCTTGTTTTCATATGTGTGGATGCCAAAAGAGATGCACTATGGATGGATCATGCATGATCTATTAAGGCCAATTCTCACAGAAAGAGATGCGGTTGAGATGGAAGCAAAGTTTGGACTCAACTTAGAGGAGTTTGCATGACATCTCTTGGCAAGAAGAGGCTATTGCACAGATGGATGGTAAGTCTTGGCATATACTATGCAAAGATGCTCGAAACTAGAGAAGATGGCTTCTATGTGTTTGACTTGCTAGACAACAGCAAGACAAGCCATGCTGGATTCGGCTATGGCCCCACGCAGGACATTGCCATAGCATTCCACATAGAGAGCAGTGAGAAGCAAGCATGGAGCGCACAGCCTATGTCTATGCTTGACAATAGAGCACTAGCAGTCATGTCAACTTGCTTAGACAGGCAAGCATCATGGCAGACTATGTATGGGCCTATGTTTTTCTCTAGTGGTTTGCACACTCGAACAGCAATTGACCTAGCAGACTTCTCATGGGAGAAGTTGGCTGTCGACTTAGACTTAGCCGGTGAGATGGCAGTATGGACTGTGTAGATCTAGAAGACTTGTGCAGTAGAGCTTTGAAGAAACTTGGCTTAGAGCTTGTGCCAACAAAGAACAAAGATGGCACTGTTGCCTATTGGCAAATTGGCATCAAAAGACGTGGTCTCTTCCACCGCAACAGTTTTGTAGACTACAGCTGCGGTGGCAGCATGCTGTATGGCGCAATTGCTGCATCAATTGAAGAAGTTGCAAACATGCTGTTCAACTTGTATGACAAAGAGCTCAATGCTCTGTACTGGAAGACATTCCATTGGATTGACAATGATGGAAACAGCAAGACTGCTGCAAACATATTTGCTGGAAAGAGCTTGTATGAAGCAGAGATAATGCTAGACTTGGCATGAGGTGTTTATTCCAATGCACAGCAGTGATACAATGTTAATGTAATGGACACTATAGATGAGACAAAAGGCAAGACATATCTCTTAGTTGGCTTGCATGGCTTCTTTGTCAGTGAGACTGATGAGATTGGCATTGACAAGCCAAATGACTTGGCATACATTGCACAGTCATTGAAGAGGATCTACACAGATGCAAGACCATTTGGGTTCATGCGCTTCTACAAGAGCAAAGATGGCAGCAAGCACTTCATTGACAAGGGGTGGATCTACATTGATGGCAAGCTCAAGACTAGAGAAGAGGTCCTTGTCCAGAATGATGTTGATGGAGAGCACAGCATCCTTGCATCAAACATGAAGACTAACAACATGGATGCTGTTGTCTTCTTCAGCAATGGCAAAGTGTATCCATTTGACTTAGAGAAAGACACTATGCTAGAGATGTAGTGAGGAGCTTGTGCATGAAAAGAAGAATGGTGTTTGCAACACATGAGCCCGGTTCTGGCTTTGGTCCATTTGCTTATTCTGGTATCTTTCCAGATGACTTCTCTCTAGAGCTTGACCCTGAGACATGCACAATAACAGCCCTTGTCCACAAGTTCTTGACTTTGAAGGGAGGAGCATCAGAGCAGTTTCCATACCTTGTTGACCGAAGTGGAAAGAGAGTTGGCATCTACAACGAGTTGAAAGCAAAGAGCATTGCTGAGCTAGAGCTGCAGCTTGACCTGCGCAATCTTGTCTGGGAGTGAAAAGAAGAAAGAAGAGAGCAAGGAGAAGCAAAGATGAGTCCATTGTCAATAGCATTGATTGCTGTGGTTCTTTGGTTTTGGATATGTGATGACTAAGATTCAGCACTAGCTACACAGCAGATGGTGATGAAAACTAATAGCAAGATCAAAAAATGCAGTGGAAGCCTTATGCTAGATATTCTAGAGTGGTTTGGCTTTCGCTTGAAGCTTGCTTCTTATTCAAAGAGATGGCAGCTAGTTTGGAAGAGCAATGGCTATACTGTGTTCTTTGTCAGGAACTATGATGTCCCACCATTCAGAAGATATGAGAGTTGCTTCAGCTTAGAGACGAAGCCTAAGAAGTTGCTTAGCAACTGCTTTGCCAAGTTCTTAGGTGATGTTGAGATGTTTGAGCTTGAAACTGGTGATGAGACTGAGACAGACATCACATCCCTTGTTGGCCGGCTCAAGAATCCTCTCTTCGGATGCAAGAGCCTAGAAGAGATGAGAGTGAAGATTGACTTGCTAGGTGAGAACAAGGAGAAGGGAAGTCATGATGACAGGTGACAAGCTTCTTCATGCTGGCATTGAGCGGCTTCTTGCACCTCTAGGGGTGGGACTCACATGGGCTGATGACACTTGGTGGCTCTGCAGCAAGCAAGACTCTAGCAAGCTTGCCAGTATGGAGTCAGTAGATGGGATAAGCATTGTAGGCTACAACAAGCTTGATGCACTACTTGATGAACTTTGCTCTGAGATTTCTGAGATCCTAGTAGATGACCACTCCGTGTTGAATCCATATCTTGGCTGCAAAAGTCTAGAAGAGATGCGAATAAGATGTGACTTGCTAGGTGCTTGAAAGGACTGCAAGATGGACTGCACAGCTTGGACAGACAATCTAGGAAGCAAAGAAGCAGAGAGACTGCTCAAGAAGATAGGGCAGACTCTAGACTTTGAGTTGAAGCATGGTGAAGAATACTGGTTGTGGTATGAGACTACTAGATTGGTAGATGGTACGCATTTTGAGACTTCGGAAGCTGTGCGTTTTCCAAAAAGTTGTGGTGGACTTTGTGACTCTGCTTTTCTGAAGCCTAGTGGACTGCTGCAAGCTGTCTTGCAGACCCGCATCTTCAGAGTCACTGTGCATAGAGATTGCAAAAGATGGCAAGAGAGCCACTTTGTCTTGAATCCTGTCTTCAATGTCAAGAGCCTAGAAGAGCTAGAGATCACCTTAGACTTGCTTGGAGAGAGGACTGCAAAGAATGGATGCTGAAGACGCAAAGAAGAAGAGCAAGAACATGAGCAAGAAGAGTTTTGCTGTGGTTAGTTGGCAGCAAATCAAGAGAGCTTTGAAGCTGCTGTTTGCAAGAAAACTAGGAGCAGAGATACTTGAGATGCGGTTTATAGTCTCCTCATGGCCACCTAAATTTCCGAGCTTGATGGTGGTGTACGAAGATGAGGCTTGCAAAGAGAGCTGCTGCTCTCTACGGTGGACAGAAGACAAGACGTCTGTGCAAGTTGAGTCATGGCAGGATCTTGCTAGCACTCTAGAAGCTGGTGCTAGAGAAGGAAAGAGCTTTAGCGTAGGTCGAAAGACCGTGTTTGGTCCTGGAGACAGCATTGATAGCGCTTTAGTTGAAGCAGACTTGCTGTGTGGATGACAGAGAGGGAAGACAAATGAATGACTTAGAGATGCTAGGAAGAAAAGTTGCTGGATCTGAGCCGCAAGCAAGGCAGTTAGTGCAAAGAGCTTTAGCAGTCTTAGGCTTTCGAGTTACCCATGATTCTTGGGGAATGTACATAGAGACAGTGGATGGAAAGCACGATGTCTTCTTTGCAGGTATGCCTGCCTTTTCATCATCTTGGAGCAGTATTCTTGGGAAGCTAGTTGCTATAAGAGAGATTGGAGTAGAGACAACAAAAGAAGAATGGCCTTCAGACATAGAAGAAGACCGTGGAAGTGCAGACAGCAGCTTTAAGTGGACTAGCAATCCTTTCTTTGGGTGCAAGAGCTTTGAAGAGATCAGTGTGAAGCTTGACCTTATAGAAGAGAAGAGCATTTGAGAAAATGAACAGACTGACAAAGTACAGCATTCCAATCAAAAAGAAAGCAGCAATGCTTGACTGCATTCCAATCAAAAAGAAAGCGGCAATGCTTGATTGGCTCTTTGGCCACAAGAAGATCATTGCCATAGTAGACACATCTGACTGCACGATGATGTTGTTCTGCCATGGCCAGTATCTTTGGAATGGCCAGGGAGAAACAATAAAGCTTCCAAATGCGATTTCACAACTAGAATGCTATTTTAGATGTGAAGGACTTATTAAGTACTACTATGTAGATTGCATAGTCAACGCAGTTGAATACAAAGCTAAGTGGCTAGATGCACTTCTTGAGCTGTCATTAAATGGATATCGAGTGATGCATGGATATGAAGTGCTTTTGCCAGCTAATGTCCAGATGGAGAAGCTGCTCATAGACTTTGACCTTGCTCACCAAGATCACATCCCTTCAGGGTGTGATAGAGTTCACTTAGAAGGAGCAAGCAATGACAATGCATGAAAAGACAAAGATATTAGTCAAGTGGATGAACAAGATAGGGGTGTTCTATGCTACACTGGACTTCATTGCTGAAGATGACTACTATACTATTGATCTTCTAGACAGCACTCGCACAAGCTATGCTGGATTCTGCTACTCTGGAAAGGGCACTCTAGTCGCATTCAAGATGCCATTCAGTGAGAAAGTTGCATCTTGGTTTCCGGATGTCACCATCAAGCAAGCAGCTAGAGAGATTGTGCAGACTCTTGATGACCAATCTAAGTGGTGCTTCGGTGATGGCGACATCTTCTTCTCATCATCAGGTCCTGGAAGACTTTGGATAGACTTGCACAACTTCAGCTGGGAGCAAGTTGCTATTAACTTAGATCTATATAGAAGAGAATGACATGGTAAAAGTAAAGTTGAAGAGACCAAAGATGGAGCTTCTGTCTAGAGCACTAGACAAGATGAAGCTATGCCTTTCAGAAGTACGAGGTGATCTATATAGTGAAGATAAGATTGACAGTCGTTGGCTATATCTAGTCCCAAAATGCTATGAACTAGAGGTCTCTTTGTGCAAGAAGATATGCTCTTTCAATGGAAAAAGGATTCTCAAAGACTATTTCGTCCACGAGTGCTGTGGTTATTGCGGTGTCTTTCGAGGGACATCTGAGCAAGATGTCTTAGACAAGTTGTCAAGCATTGAAAAGCTGTTCTTTGAAGATCCAAGTGATCCAGATGCAACATGCACATTCAAGTCAATTGCATACCACAAGTCGCCAGAACAGCTAAAGATTGAGTTAGACTTAGATGGAGAAGACAATGGACAGAGATGAGATGGAGACTGTCTGCACTAGAGCTCTTGCAAAGCTTGGCTTCAGGTTGATGCATGACACCGTTGGCAGCAGCTCTAGAGTCTACCGCATCTTCTTTGACGACAACTCTGGCTTATTATATACCGTGTCATGCTTAGGGATGAACTTGGATTTCAAGAAGGAGTTTGCATCAATTGAAGACCTAGCATCATCAATGTTTGCAAGTCTAGATGGACAGCATGCACCATTGAGGACATTTGCGTACATGGTGTTTGGAGGTGACAGCTTTGTGGCAAATGACTGGTCATCAAAGACCATAGATGAAGCAGGAGTGCTGCTAGATATAGATAGTTAAGTTTGGAAGTACGAATATGCAAGACTTTGCTTGGAACACATCACTGTTGGCAGAAGACAATAGTGAGAATGGTTGGCTAGAGCTGGCAAAAGCTTTGATGGAAAGTGCATCAATGGAAGAGTTCAACATCCGTAGAGACTTGCTCTCACTAGATAGCATTGAGCAGAATGATGAAGATCCACAAGAGATGCCTTCTACTTGAGTTTAGTTCTTGAGACCATGGTGTACTATTGATATATGAAGTATGTACAACCTAAGAGCTATGACTCTATAGATGCTTACAGCAGTGCAGACTATGTAGCTAAGCATGGATTCTTAGGGTGTGGATTTGATGGTGGCTATAGTGTTGCAGAAGCATTTATGGCAAAAGCGGCTGCATACAGCTGTCCACAGCTTGAGATTGATCTTGCTGTCAAAGGGATTGACATAGACAACATTTCAATTGAGACACTCTATGCTACACGCAGCTTAGACCATTGGTCTGTCAATGACATGTTTGAGAGAATCTTTGCGAAGTGTGTCTTCATGGGTTGGTTCTTCAATGGCTTCTTGAATGCATGTGCTGAGACAAAGTTCTTAGACAACTGGCTGTTGTCAGAGATTTTCATGTCAAATGTGCATGCCGGCAGCATTAGAGGGATGTGGGGCATCATCTGCCACCATGAAAATGGGACAAAAGAGCCATATAGAAGTAGATTTAGAGCATTCATCAAGTCTTTAGACGACAGAGGGCTAGACTGGACAAAGAAGTATCTTGATCCTGACAATTTCTTTGGAAAAAAGAGAGGTGTATTGGCTATGAGCAGGCTTGAAGAAAAACAGATGCTTGATGCTGCTCTACAGAAATGCTGGAAGCTTGCAGCAAAGAAGATTCTTGATAAGGTCTGTGGACGTAAAATTGAGTCTATGTGTGTTGGATATGGATTAGATGTTGGATATGGACTAGGTTTTTACAATTCCGCAGTCATTGGAGATGCTGAGAACATATTCATATGCAATGTTGCATTCAGTTTTGGAGAAGCAAGGCGCATTATGATAGAGCCATCTAGACACAATATGTCTAAACTGCACGCAATGGTTGATGTTGATGAGCTTGATGAGAATGAGTCAAAGTCAGTCATGCGAGCACTGTTCTATTCTAGCCGTCCAATTGAACTCGTGAAGAACAGGTATGGAGCAACTGGAAAGTCAATTGCACCAAGCTCAATTCTAGATGCACTAGAGACAGTTGGCTTGTGTGCAGAAGAGCTGCTAGTGCAAAGTGACTTAAATAGATAGAAGGAACAGCCATGGTATACAAGTCAGAACTACTAGAGAACAACATGAAGAAAGACTTCAATGCTCGTATGGAGTTGTATCTCAACAGCAAGTCTATCCATGAGTATCTCGTTGAAAGAGACTTGAAAGGGCTCAACAAGTACAACTTCAAGCTATCTGATGAGTTTTTGTGGTGGTACATCTTGAAAGAAGAGTTTGGGATGTTTGTGCTAGGTGCATCACTAGCAGTAGTCTTAGGCATAGCTATTCCAGTGCTTCTCTACATCTGTGGACTGTGGTGGGTATGGTCAATTGCTGTCGCTATAGTACTAGAGGCAATCGTGTCACTTTTCATTGTAGTTACGCTGAAGACAGTCAGCTGTCTCAGTGAAAAGCGTGTAGACTCACCAATAGACGGCAGCAGAGACTACTTTGCGCGTGTTGATGCCCAAATGTCATCAAAGCAGATGCCAAATGAGTAGACTAGTTGAAAGGCTTTTGAAGAAGCATGGTCTAGATGGAATCAGAATAGTCTTTTTTCTTGATCCATTCTCTAGCAGTAAGATAAAGTTGATGGCTGTGAAAGACAAAGACAAAGCTACTATGTGGCAGACGAGATTTGACATACGGTGTGGAGCTGAGACAGATGAGATGCTGTGCAGCATATGGGAAGACTTAGTTGGCTCATGCTTAGACAGAATGGCTGTTTACCGCATAATTGACTTCACTCAAAAGATGTGGAAAGATCCACATTTTGCCAATGCAAGAGATGCCATTCTTGACATTGTAGAGAACAGGCTTCTAGAAGAATCTGCTGCTGGAAGAGCTATCAGTCTAGTTGATCAATTTGGAGACAATGTGCTGTTTGACCGTGCTGTATATGAGTTCATTGCTCCATTCAGCACAAGAGAGAGCTTGTCAATAGGCTTAGACTTAGAGGAGAGAGCAGATGTGGCCATTCAAGAGAGACAATGCCATAGTTGACAGCCGTCTTGTTGAGATGGCAAAGGTGTATGTTGACAGCAGAACACTTGAAGAGTTCTTTGTTGCTGTTGACTTGAAGATGCTGAAGCCGGTGTCGTGGTGGAAGTGGACTAACCCTTTTGTTGTTTTCCATGTGCTGAAGAGGAAGAAGGTGGGAAAGCTAGTCCAATTTGCATTTCCAACTATTGTATGTGGCATTGGCATTGCTAACATCATACTTAAAAGTCCTTTTGCCATTCTACTACTAGTCCAATGTGCAATGCTAGTCATGCAGTTTTGGATTGGCAGCAAAGAGATGGACGCTAGGCGAGCTATAAGCTATGTTGAGATAGAGAGGCTGAAAGAAAGACTAGGCATATGACTGCATGAACTACTCACACCTTAAAAGGTGTGATCTTCGTGGATCTATGTCTCTCATAGCTCTTTGAGAATTTCTTCTCATAAGCTTCCAGAAACTCCTCACGCTTAAATTCCCTGCGTCCCACAGGTACTGAGAGTCTTTTTTCAAGAATCATCTCAACTAGCTAGACCATGTTCTTTGCAGCATGGATGTCTCTGTCTTCTTTGACTCCACATGTGCATTTGAATGTCCTTTGGGATGTCTTCATACTATGCGTCTTTCCACATTCCATACATATCTTTGTTGTAGGGATCATTTTGTCAAGGATAATGACATTGTCAAATGCAGTCATTAGCTTTGACTTGACTCTACCTAGTATAGAATGCTAGACTTTCTTTCCATGCCTAGTCTTGTGCCATCTAGCTAGTTGCTCATCTTGAATGATGACATTGTCATAAGGCTTGAGCTAAGCAAGGATTTTGTTGGCCAAGTCATTCTTTATGTTTGTCATCTTCTAGTACTATTGCCGTAGTAGTCTCTTTGTTCTTTCTCGATTGCTAGAGCCTTTCTTCTAGCGCTGCAGTTTCTACTGCAGTCTCTTCATATGCTCAGTTTCTCCAATCAAGACAGTCTGCTTTTCTCCATTGCTGTAAGTCAATGTTGTCTAGCAGCCAAAGTCTATGGCAATGTTCTTTCCATTGAAAGGTATCTTTGGAAGGTCTTCTTTGAAAGTGAATGTTGATATTGCAATGTAGTACCCTCTAGGAGTGTTCAGCAACTTAGCAGATGCAAGCTCAATTCTATTGTCATCTATGAACTGCTTTGCTCCAGAGACCATAACAGTTCCTGAGACTCCTTGGATCTTCATCTTCTTCTTTGTGATGAACTTGTATGTGTTTCCATACTAACACAAGTTCAATGACTTGAGCTCATCAACAAACTTCAGCTCTCCATACTTCTGCTTCTTGCCTTTAACCAATGATATGATTGTCTTGAGGTTTGACTTCATCTCATCAACAACACCTTGCGCCATTTGTGATCCAATATATTGAAGCTGTCTTTGCTCAATTGCTCCATTCTTTGTCTTCACATTCACTATGTCATGCTTGTGTGGACGAGTGCATTCAAATATGCTTTTGTTGTTATCTCTTGCCCATGCAATCCTGTCATTCTTCAACCACTTTCCCTCAACAAACATCATCTTGAGCTATTCTTTTTGTCTTGTTGAGAGCTTTGACTAGTCAATCTTCACTTTGAAGACACGACAAACTTGCTTAGAGCGTTTTGCTCTAGTCTTCTGCATTGACTCTTTTATCTTGAGCCGTTTCTCATCTGTGCATGCTTGTCTCATGTCTTCTAATCTTATTTACTCTAGTCACGTTAAGATCGTGCATAAAAAAATGAAAAATGTGAAAGAATTAACGTCAAGAGTAAATAGAGTTATGCATAAGTATGACTCATACAATCATGTAAAGTTCTCTATAAAATACCACATCATATTGTCAGTGAAGTACCATAGAAGAATCTTGAATCCAATCATAGATGACTTGAAGAAGTCATTTGATAGAGCAGCAATTGACTAGCCATGGAAGATTGCCATAGTAGAGACTGATGCTTAGAAAGACCATCATGTCCATCTACTAGTCAAAGCACGTCCATCAATTGCCCCAAACTAGATTGTAGCTAGACTTAAGCAGTTCTCTACTTATGACTAGTGGAATAAAAACCGTAGCTATATGATAAAATATTTTTGGAATGGCGAGCACCATTTGTGGACAAGAGGGTATTTTTGTTCTACTATAGGTGAAGTGAGTGAATAGAAGATACGACAATACATTGAAAGACAAGGATGACTTCTGCAATTCATATTACACCCTAAAGGATGTGATGTTTCTTGTAGAAGAAAATCTAAAGCTATAGAATTGAGTATATGGAGACGCAGCAGATGAAGTTGAGCTATGAGCAAGAAGGGTTCTTAGAGCTTGCTGAGAAAGGCAAGAACATCTTCTTGTCAGGCAATGCTGGAACTGGCAAGAGCACAGTCATCAAAGAGTTCATCAAGAAGACTGACAAGAATGTTGTTGTTGTTGCTCCAACTGGTGTTGCTGCTGTGAACATTGGTGGCCAGACAATCCACTCTTTCTTCTTGCTTCCACCAAGCTTGATGACTCCTGACACAGTCAAAGACATACCATGGCGGAGAGTCAGAGACAAGATATCAAGAGTAGATGTCATTGTCATTGATGAGATATCAATGGTACGGAGTGACATGCTTTGGGCAATTGACAGACGATGCAAAGAGTGCGCAAGAGGAGTCAACAAGAGCATCCCTTTTGGTGGCAAGCAAGTAGTTGCTTGTGGAGACTTCTTCCAGCTCCCTCCAGTTGTTGTAGACAAAGTAGAAGAAGACTGGCTTGAAGACAACTTTGGTGGAGAGTATGCATTTGAGACACAGATCTGGAAAGATGCCAACTTTGAGACCATTGTCTTGCGAGAGCCATTTAGGCAGAAAGGTGACAAGAAGTTCTTGGCACTCTTAGACAAAGTCAGAGCTGGAGACTTGGCTGCTGTTGTTGATGGTGCAACTAGAGATGTGCTTGGGACAATCAATGCTGAGTGTCCACAAGACAAAGTGATGGAGAAGTTCCCAATAAGGCTGTGCACAACAAACAAAGAAGCACAGATGGTGAACAATGAAGCAAGAGCAAAGATTGCTGCTCCACCAATCTACTTCAAAGCTGTTGTCAAAGGCAAGTTCAATGCGCCTGACTACCCTACTGAAGCTGAGCTTGTGCTGAAAGCTGGATGCCGTGTGATGGTCCTCTGCAACAAGCATGACCCTAGCGGAGGGTTCTTCTATGTGAATGGCGACTGTGGAGAAGTCATAGACATAGTAGAGAACTATGACTTGTCAAAAGTCAAAGTCAAGTTTGACAACGGAAACACTTGTTGGGTAGGGTGCAAAGAGTGGAAGAACATGAAGTATGTCCTTGAGACTGACCATCTCAGTGGACGGAAGATAGTGAGGCAAGAAGAGATTGGCTCATTTGTCCAAATGCCACTTAGGCTAGCCTACGCAACCACAATACACAAGTCTCAAGGGATGACACTTGAGTCAGTTGACCTACGTCTTGGCAATGGATGCTTTGCCCATGGCCAGCTCTACACAGCATTGTCTCGAGCAAGAAGCCTGTCTGGCCTACGTCTTGAACGGCCAATTGACCCTGAAGACTTGATACTTGATGACAGAGTTGTTGCATTCTACAAGAGCCTAGAGAAGAAGCCACTTGACTTCTTAGATAGTCAATGTGAAAGTGTAGAAGTGCCTCTAGAGCACCTCGAGAAAGTGAAAGAGTACATAGCTCAGTTGTCTGGGCAGACTTAAGTAGAAAGAAGAGACATATGGATGGCATATTGACACCTGAAGATGAAGAGAGCTTGAAGAGAGTTCGTTGGACAGTCATTGACTTAGTTGTCACTAAGGCAGCAACTGACTATGGTGAGCTGCCAAAAGCAGCATCGTCTATATCTGCAAATGCATACGCAATTGCAGCTGGAATCGCAGACATGGACTCTAGCACAGTCCATAGTCAAGACACTGTAATTGAGCCACATGCCATATTGTTGAAACGGCTATTGAAGCCTATGTACCACTTCAAGGTCAATGAGCTCAGCAGACTAGACCCGTGGGACAGGAATCTTCCATATCCATCAGCAGACAAATTGATATTTGTTGACTTGACAGACAAGACTCTATGGGCAGCTGTAGACAAACCAAAGCCACTAGATGACTTCTATAGAGACCTTGTTGATGCTGAGCTGCACAAAGACAAGTTCATTGGCTTCACTGTAGACACAAATCCAAGCACTAGTCTAGTTCCGCTGCTTGAGTTGAAGATGTCACTTGTTGATTGGTGGTGCAAGTGAAGTATGGGCGGATAGAGCTAGCTGAGTCAACAGCTTTCAGCCACAGTGGCAGAGACTGCCCTCTGAAAGTCCTTTGGCAGTCTCTCTACAAATCGCATTCATATGAAGAGTTCTGCATGCTGTGCGACATCAACCAAGAGCCAAATGCTCCAATGACTCTTGGAGCAATTCAAGGGTTCATCTACGAGTACTCATGCGGAGGAGCTAGAACCGCAACTTCTCGTATTCGACTGAGAGAATATCGTGATAGGTTGATCTTAGAGAGGTTTAGAAGAGGAGAGGTCAGTTGCTTTGACAGCATACAGCATATGCTTGAACCAGAAGAAATAGAGTCTGGAAGAAAAGCGTATGACAAATGGTGGAAAGAGCTGAAAGAGAAGACAAGAATATGAAGACAGGTATTGAAAAGAGAATTGAGACTATGGACAAAGACAACAGCAAGAAGACAAAGGTGCACATCTGTGCGCACTATGAATATGAGTATGATGACCTTGGAAAGTACAGTTGGTGCCATTCAAAGAAGATGCACTGCCGAGAGTGCCCATTTGAGAGTGTATATGCACAGGTTGTCTGCCCTGGATATGAGAAAGGAGAGTATCGAGGAGAATGGGAGATAAGAGATTGGGAGAAGAAAGAGGCAGAAGACTTTCTGCACAAGCTTGCCGCAGAGCAGAAAGACATAGAAGAAGCTGAAAGAGCACTGTATGAGCAATTGAAGAAGAAGTATGGATGATGCTTTGGCATCTCTACAGCACCTAATGCAAGAGACTCTAACTGAAGAGTCTCTTTCTTTTTGCACTATCGAAGTAAATAAGTCATGTACGTACGAAACAAACTTTGCAAAGGATATCAATTCTATGGCACAAAGAGACATTCAAGACGTTGCCAACTACATGAAGTAGATTGACGAGTCTATAGCTGCAGAAGAAGAGGCACGCATTGAAGCATGCAAGGAGTGTGAAGAGCAGCAAGCACTCGAAGATGAAGAGCTTGAAGATGAAGTCATTGACAAGAAGTCACTTGGCTTCATTGATGACACAGACATGCAAGATGAGTCAGATGCATTCTACTCTGAAGATGAAGAGAAAGACTCTCTTGAAGAAGATGTGTCTGACTGCTTGCAGCAAGAAGCTGCTGAAGTTGAGCAGCAAGGATCAATTGAAGTAGAAGTCTACAATGAAGATGGCTTTGGAGAGCACTTTGCCCAAGAAGTCAACAAGAACATCCAAGGAGTGAAGGCTGTCGTCAAGAAGACACTTCCAAATGGCGATCTACTAGTGAAGATGTCAGGGACAAAGGATGACCTTGAGAATGCATTTGCATTCTATGTTGGCAAAGAAGACTACTCAATGCTCTCTAGAGAAGACAAAGAAGACTTCGCGTCGCGTCTCGTGTTTGATGATGGAGACACGCTCGCAGAAGCAGACTACAGAGAAGCAGTTGCCCATTGCCTTGACCCAATCGGTGTCCATGCTTCTACAGCAAATCTTGCTGACTAGGACACATGCGCATTGTCAGTGATAAAAGAAGAGAAAGCTAAGCGTTTTGCAAAGAAGGCATTGAAGTGCCTGCAAGAGAATGACTTCTCATCACTCTCAGATGAAGAGCTTGACAAGCTTGACAAGCTGAAAGACAACATTGAAGATGGAAAGCCACTTGGAAAAGAAGACAACAAAGTGTGGCAGATAATGCTCAAAGACATGGGCTACACTCAAGAAGAGTGGGATGCTCTGCCTCCAGAGAAGCGTGAGAAGATTTGGGACTTCCACAACTAGCCAGCAATAAGCCGGACTGGGTTTGCAGATGCTGTCCATGTTGGCACTGACCCAAAGACTGGCAAGAAGTTCAAGTACCGCAACTAGTATGAGATTGACAATCCAGAGACTGGTGCTAAAGATGTGACAATGTTCAATGCCAACTATGACATGGAGCACTCACCAAACCAGCATCCTTCTGCAGCAAAGCGTCAAGCACAGAAAGATGCAGCTGGAATTGAGCAAGCTGGCAAAGAGAAGGCTGCTAGAGATGCAATGCAGAAAGCTAGAGGGAAAGACACTTGGGATGTGCAAGACTTTGCATAGATGCTAGTTGGACTTGACAACAAGCAGCGCAAAGACTTGATGAATGAGTTGATTGATGCTGTTGACAAAGACCATGCTGATGACCCTCGTAAAGCAGGTGAAGAGACATTGTTCATAAAGAAGCTGTTTGGCAAGAAGCTCACACTTAGAGACTTTGCAAAAGCTTGGGGAAAGAGCGCACCAGGTGTGATGAAGTTTGCTGATGAGACAATTGACATTTGGAGAAAGACTCTCAAAGACATGAACATCAACTCAACAAGCTAGTTCAGAAACATGCCTCAAGCTAAGTTTGACTAGTTCTTGAAGCTGTTGAAGATCCGCATGGAAGGGCGTAGAAGTGGGTCAATTGTTGCAGGACGTTGATCTAGAAGGAGAGCTATGACACTAGACTTGGCAAAGTTCATATCAAACTCAATAAAGACTCAAGCTAAGATACAGCATCTTGACATCTCAACAAAGACTGTCAAGACACTGCCTGGGTCAATAGAGTCAATAATCACAAAAGAGTATGGTGACAACTACTTGCTAGATGCTGACTACATCTCATTCTTTTGGGGAGCAATTGGCAAAGATGAAGTCAAGAAGCTGTTCAATGTTGTTGACAAAGCTCTTGGCAAGTCTGCAAACAAGTTGACTGACACTGACTTCAAGAAGATCCCTATCAATGCTTCTAGCAGCACAGACTCAAACGCTGGCAAAGAAGATGCTGAAGACTTAGATGCTTCAACAGAAGACTCTGAGACCATTGAGCAGAATGCTAGTGCTGAAGATGAAGCACTGGATGAAGAAGACACTTCTAGTCAAGTGGAGACTAGCTACTTCTTCTTGAAGATAACATTGAAGTGACAAGCGGCACACAGTGCTGCACAGAAGATCCAGTAGGCGTCTACTGGATTTTTCTATGCCTACTGTGTGAGGTAAATAAAGATAGTGTTTACAAAGACAGGTTTATAGAAGATGACATACATATTTGATGATGAAGCCTCACTTGGCCAAGCGGTAGACAGCGTAAAGCCATTCTGCAAGTTGACTAAGTAGATGGACATCCCTACTGAGAAGTAGATTGTTGGTGACTATGCTGACTTCAGCAGATACCCTGGGCTTGCGGGAAAGAAGTGGAGCAGACTATGTGGATTCACGTTCAAGAGCAAAAATGGCCAATACTTCTAGTTTGTGTTTGTGCCTAAGTTGAAGGGCACACTCTCTAGAAACTAGAAAGCTCTGTCTGGCTGGTACTGTTGGACATTGATGCCACAAAAAGAAGACAGCAAGAAGGTCACTTCTATTGCTGAGATGAAGTCAAGATTTGGCTTTGACATAAACAAGTTTGTCCACTCTGACTTGTTTGACAAGTACATCCCCATCTTCAAGGCAAATGTCAACTATGCATTGAACCACTAGGTGAAAGACTTGTTGATGAGTCCACCTGAGTCATTTGATGACTATGAAGAGCTAGTAAGGCACATCAACGCAGTAGCAGACTCTATCAAGAAGATTGATGATGTGAAGCAAGTTGTTGCACCTTCTAATGCGCAGCCTGATGATGCTCCTGACTATGCAAAAGGGTCAACTCCAAAGGTAGGCCATGCAAAGATTGCCTACAATGCTGACAAGACATATGACTTGCCAAACATGCCAAAAGCATCACGTGAAGAAGAGCAGCGTAGACAAGCCGTCTAGAAGATTGCACAGAAGATGAATGCTGCTAGCCAAAAAGCAGATACATCTACTAGTGAAGAGCCAACACCTAATGCCAGCAAAGATAACCACATAAAGTATGACCCTTCTCTTAAGCACAAGTTTGGTGGTGGAAGGACAAAGAAGTCAGACAGTGAGATATTTGACAAATATGATGACTATGACAATGATGACTTTAGATGACAATGAAGAACTCTAAGACATATGAATCTATTCTTGATGAGCCTAAAGCAACTTTGGACCCTAGTGTATGGCAAGAGCCATCAGGAAGCGGCAAGCCAATTTTGACAGATGAAGCTGCATCAAAACTGCACAAAGCCATAGAGTGGGCTTAGGAGCAGTACCACTTCAACAACCTCAGTGTCTTCTTGCTAGGGTCTATCTGCTCAAACTCTTACTCAGAAGACTCAGACATAGACATTGACTTCTGTGCTCCTGGAGTAACAACTGATGACAATGATGAAGATGTTGTGAAGGAGTTTGGCTGGGCATTCAAGAAGAACTTCATAGAGAACTACATGGAGAAGAATCCAGAAGATGCTAAGATTGGAACCCACCCACTCGAAGTGTACTTCAGCCCTAATCCATTCTAGTGCTTTATGAGTGTAGGATGCTACAATGTCTTAGAAGAGAAGTGGGAAGTTGGGCCTGAACTCAAGAAAGAAGGGTTTGACCCAGTGTCTGAATACTATGGTGATGCAATGAAGCAAGTAGACAAGATACTGAAAGACATAAGGTCAAAGATATTTGAAGTCTATGAACTTGCATTTGTCATAAAGAAGTCATCAGACTAGCCATTTAGAGACAAGACATTTGAGACACTGTCTAGCAAGCTTGAAGACATCTCTAAGTTGTACACGACAATGAAGAGAGTCCGTTCAAACTTCTAGAAGCCATGCAAGAGCAAAGAAGAAGCGCTGAAGCGCCGCCAAGACAAGAAGCAACACGTTGTTGATGCAGCATTCAAGTTCTTGGACAAATTTGGCTATGTGTCAATAATGAAAGACATGATCTAGCTGCATGATGACAAAAAGGCTGGTGCAAAACTGTCAATCAACTACATAGTTAGCAGCATCTTAGCATCTGTGAAAGAGAACATGTCACTCAAGCACCTTCAAGACTCCGAAGACCAAGAGTTCATCAAGAAGCTAGAAGAAGCTGACTAGCTGCTCAATGAGAGCATTGGCAAGTCAGTTTCACTTGCTGCAGTCATATCATTGCTAGCTGTTCCTAGCATATTGCCAAGAGATGCTTTAGCCGCTGACTTAGAAAGCATTCCAAAGACTGAGATGCACGTGAATTCGGATGCTGTCAAGAAGATCATCAAAAAGAACACTGTAGCTCAGTCATACAATGGCTTGAATGCAACAAACATCATCAATGTTGTTGCTCGCACTATATATGCTGAAGCGAGAAGTGAAGGGACTGAAGGTCTTGATGCAGTCGCTAGTGTGATCTGGAACAGAGCCGGTGGAAAGCCTGAGAACTTTGTGCCGGTGATCTCAAAGAAGAGCTAGTTCTCTTCTTGGAGATCATATAGAGGTGGATGGACAGACAAAGACTTCATATACAAGATACCTAGCTTCTAGATATTTAGGAAAGATAGCTAGAGAAAGATCTGGGACTATTGTGTCCATCTTGCAACATTGATGTACAATGGCAACTTCAAGTCAACAATTGGCAATCGCAACATGATTGGCAACAAGAAGCTAGACAACAAAGATGCATGGGACTCTTGGGGAAAAGACTGTGATCTCAAGATTGGAAACCATGTGTTTGGGTATGAAGCCTGCCACGATGGATTTGCAAAGAAAGGCAAAGCTAAGCAGACATCTTCTAAGCCAGTTGTTGTAGTTGTCCAAGGTGGAGACACTCTCTAGAAGATTGCCAAAGCCAACAAGACAACTATAGACAAGATTCTCAAGCTAAACAAAAGCATAAAAGACCCAAACAAGATAAAGATTGGGCAGAAGATACAGATAGCATGAACAAGCAGATTCCAGACTACATCAACTATGCTCTGAGAGACATGAAGAGTGCAGTCTAGCGTGACTCATACAACTTGACAAGAGATGACCACGATGCAATACTGCACTAGATAGACATTCTTGAGCAGTTCATCAAAGAGAGATATGCAAGCCATGGAGACTAGCAGCTAGACACTCAGCAGCAGTGATGAAGACTTGACATACTGGGCATGGCTCTAGAAGCAAGAGACTTCGGTCTGGGACTTACTGAGTGGTGATCCACTTGCAGGAGTTGATCCAGCAGATGTCCTTTGCAAGCCAAAGCCTAAGAAGCCAAGCATAATGCCATATGTCAGCATCACCGACTTGAACAACTCAGATGATGCTCCGTATGAGAACAAGCCAAAGCCGGCAGTTGAGGTTGGCTTGAACCTCAGCTTTTGAGGTAAATATCTAAATAGAAAGCAATACAGCAAAAGGAAAAGCGAAAATGGCATCATATACCTTTCTTGGAAATCCACCGCCAAATGTCCAAGAGTGGATAAAAAATCATTATGGACCAAAATTGAATGACCCACTCTGCTTCACGGCAGTTGACGCTGGGGCTACGATAGCATTCAACAAAGTCGGCAGTCCAGATGCAGCAAGCATCGTATATGCCACCGAGAGTTCTGGATAGAGGGCAGCATTGGATTGGCAGCCATATACATTCAACACAGAGGTTATACTTGCCAATGTCGGCGACAAGGTGTACTTCAGAGCCGCTGACGAGAATGACATTTCATTCTATAAGACATCTAGAGCATATTACAGATTTGCTACTACAGCTGGAAAGAAGATAGCTGCAAGTGGAAACATCTAGACCCTGATGAAGGCGGATGGTTCAAGGCTAGACATATCTGGGAAGACCAACTGCTACAGCCGCATGTTCTCCAACTGCTCATCCTTGACGACTGCTCCAGCTCTGCCAGCTACGACACTTGCTGGCTTATGCTACGACAGCATGTTCTCCAACTGCTCATCCTTGACATCTGCTCCAGCTTTGCCGGCTACGACACTTGCCAACAGCTGCTACAACAGCATGTTCTACAACTGCTCATCCTTGACGACTGCTCCAGCTTTGCCGGCTACTACACTTGCTGACTATTGCTACGAAAGCATGTTCTTTAATTGTCCAAATATCATAGAAATTACATTTGCCAACCTTACATGCAACTATGTTGTAAAACATGCTTTGCAGTGGGGTATTGGCATTGATTCTAATTACAATAAGTTTTTGGTGGTTGCATACTGCTCTGATGGCGTTGTTGTCATAAATGACGGCAGTGGAAGCTCAGGTTCTTGATTGACATGAATATTGAGATTGACATAACTAGGGAATGCAACTTTGCTTGTCCATCATGCAACAGAATGTGCAACATCATGCCAAAAAATCCAGGATCAGTGATGGACATGAATGACATAGTGTAGATATTCAAGCAACTGAAGCAGCATGATGTCTACAATGTAGCGATAATGGGTGGAGAGCCAACGCTCAATCCATATGTGTTTTCGATATGCGCTTATGCATGCAAGAACGCAAAACATGTAGAGATAGTCTCAAATGGCAGCAATCCAAGCAAATTACATCTGCTAAAGTCTATTCCAAAGCTTCACTTCAAGTTCAATGATGGTAAAGTTGGCGCAAAAGAATCTAAGATAAAGAAGCATATCAACATATATGATGAGAGAAACTTCACAGTGAAAGACGACTACTCAGACTGCAAAATTTTGACAGAGTATGGAGTCAATGTATACAAGCACAATGGCATAGTATACTTTGCAAAATGTTCGTGTATATCTTATATTTCAAGGCTGCTTGGACTTGAAGACAAGTATGCAAAGACTGATCTTAATGCTGCATTAAGCATAGAAAATGCTGACCTCTTCAAAGACATATGCCAGCATTGTGCACTGTATCACAAAGACTAGAAAAATTATCTTGCAGGAAAATTCAAAGACCACTCAATTGTCTCACCTGTATTCTAGAGTGGTTTTCAAACAATAAAAGATTGTTACTATGATTATAGATAATACTTTAATGCAAACTAAAGAAAACTATGATTATTGCAAAAAACAGTGAATTTATGCAAAAGTTTTAGTCCAATCTAATTCAAGCAACTCGAAAAATAGACATTTAGGACATTATGGCAAATTCCTACATGATTTGCGATGAAGAACACCACAGAGACAGAATACTACTAGAAAAGGCGTTGTTCAAGTTCCACAATATTCCATTTCCCAATATCTTCAAAGGAGAAACTGACAAGGGCGAATGCAAAAGTCCAACCATAAATTCTCACCTAAAACTTGCATAGTTTGCCAAATAGAACAAATTGCCGTTTTTCTTGCAATTTGAAGACGACGCCTATCCATGTGATGGCATAATAGAAAAACTAAAGGATATTTTTGAACACACACCGGTTGACGCAAATTGGATTCAACTTGGCTATACAGAAAAACGAATGAGGGCATTGGATTGTCCCTTGCAGCGAATAACTCAGGACAATGTTCCTGGAAATCATGCCACATTGGTGTTTGAAAGCGCATATGATGACATAATCAAGCTATTGAAACAAGGATATCATTCTGATGGAATGGCATATCTTCTTAATGGTGGATATGTCGTGAAAAATCCATTGTTTATACAATATAATTTTGATCCCACCGTATGGAAAAACAAATCCTATTGTACGAACTAGTTTTCTTCCGAGGACAAGTAGTATGTGGTTGAAAATTACACTCCAGTTGAGATAATATTGAATGACGAATCCTCAAGAGAATTTATACCAGCAGATTAGATATCCAAATTTCGCAAATGGGAGAACAAGAAATTTTTGATTTCCTGGATAAAGCAAAAGTTGTCCAATAAGTAGAATGTACGGTCAATTTTTAATGCAAGCTTATAAGCATTAAATCTTTAAGTTTTCTTTACAGCATTTAAGGATACTATAAATGACAATAGCTGTTCTTCAAGTGATGGTGGAAGTAATTGATATAAAAACAAATTATAAAGTGATAAAAAGACTACAAAGTTTGTTTTTCATACCAGTTTCCAACTACCTATTCTAAAATGATCTATGTAGTATTCTGGCCATGACTTGTGCATTAAGCTTTCGCCAAATTGCAATGTTCCTTGCTAGAACTTTTCCATGATATGTTGTTTGATGCTTTTGAATTTGTTTACTAATTCCTCAGGATATTTGATTCTATGAACTTCGTTGCTGAACACCTGTCCTTTGGCATATTCTTGTCTGTATCCCAGCAATCTACCATAATCTACGCAACCAGATTTGAATCCCAAGAAAAAATAATCGCAATGTCTTTTGAAAAAATTCACCGTAAATCCATTTTCATATGAGAGCAAGTGGTCGTCAAATGGCTTCACAGGGAATGTGTCCAAGTCAAGGTATATCCCACCATACTTGTTCAACAAATAGAACCTAAACGCATCGCTTATGGCAGTTATATAACCAACTTTACCAAGCAAATGTTCTTTTGCCCAAGGTCTAACGACCATATGCTTGTATAAATTGTAGTTTTCACTATGTACAAAAGACAAGCAATCCTTCAAGTCCTGGTTCTGTATGTTCTCCATGTTTGGCTCGTGGACAAGCATTATCTCGAAGTCAGGATTGACCTTCTTGAAGGTATCCATGCAGAACTTCCCATAGTCAGGAATCTCGCTCCCCATCCAAATGAATATGAGTCTCTTTGGTATCATGCTCTCTCAAACCTTGATTTTCCATGATATGTTTTTGTCAGAACTTCTTGAAGCTGGTTATAGATATTTTGTTTTTTGCAGCCAACCTTTGAGTCGTTTATGCAGACTATCTTTGCCTTGCTGTTTATGACTACACTCCCTATGTTGGCATTACTGGTTTTGACATAGCAAAGGTTCATTTTTCCCAGAACTGCTCTCTTACTCATCAATGTGTAGTCCGGAAACAAGTACTATGTGAAATTCCATGGTTCTCGGAACTTGTTACATTTCTTGTGTATCTCGTCACCAGCCTTTTCATGCACCTCTTCGCAACAACTCTTTAGCATTGGCGACATGGAGTGCTTTATGTAGAAGTAGTGTATGCCATCGTCGTTGTACCCCGTCAACCTTGCCGCAAGTCTATATGAGTTCTTGCACTGAAGTCTGAATGACCTTCTTGCCTCGCCCCTATGCACCAATTCATATATCGGCAATCCATCTTCAGTAAAGAAGTCCCCAACAACCATGTCGTTCATTGGCATCATGTCGTCGTTGCTGTATATGAAGTGCTCTGCAAGTCCGGGTATCTTGCACAAGTACATCTCTATCGTGGTGCTGTTGAACGTCGGCAGCAAGTCCTCCGGGATTATGTCTTTGTGGAGGACGACATGCACCTTGCTTTGGTCAAGCCACTCCGGCACTTGCTCGATGTTCGACACGACCAGGTGGACTGTCCGAATGAACGGCATGTTCTTCTCGACGCCTCGGAACCAGTACTTGAATATGTCCCAGCTCCTGTATCTTTGCGGGGAAAGCTCGACCTTGTACTACGACACCGCCTGGCGCCAGACCGGGTCCCTGTCGTCTACATATGTCACAACAAGGTCAATTGGAAACTGCATCAAGCATTTTCTTTTTCTTCGACTTCCTGTTGTGGCAAATTCTATTCTTGCTCTGCCTTCAGCTTCGCCATCTGCTCCTCATGCATCTTCTTCATCTTCTTGATGTCGCTTTTCTCATAGTTTAGATGGACAATCTTCTGACCATTGTCGATTAGCTCTTGTGTTATCTTCATTGCTGCATTCCTCTGATTTAGTCATTGATGCTATTATTGAACAATAACTTCAACTAGATATATTGTATGTATTTACTTTGACAAGCATATGCATGAAGCAAAGCGATTTGAAGAACAGCAGTGAAAAATGATGCGCTGCAGCTAAAATGGGATCGCTAAAGCAGTCCCATTTTCCTGTTTGGACTTGAACTAGACTTGCATCAAAGCAAGATCTCACCTCTGAACTCTTCATTCAGCTTCTTCAGTGGTCCAATGAGTACCCCGAGTGGTGTATATCTGAACATCTTCTCGAGAGCATCTACATCCTTTGGAAAGCACTTTCCGCCATATCCAAGCTTGCCATCTGGTCCAGGCACTTGAGTGTGGACATCATTTATGTAGGTTGAGCCAAGCACTCCTTCACGCACTTTGCTGTAGTCAAGTCCTCTCTTCTGGCAGAGGTCATAGATGCAGTTGAAGTAAGTCACCTTCAAAGCACCAAACACGTTGTGTGCATACTTCACCATCTCAGCTTCTTCAGAGCTCATGATGATGTGCTTCTTTCCAGGGAAGATCTTCTTGAGAAGCTCAACATGCTCAGGTGCTCCAGTGAACACCATTGGCTGCCACTTGAAGTCTTCAAGGTAAGTGCGCTCAGTCAAGAACTCTGGCATGTGGTAGACAACTTTGCCGGTCTTCTTTGACAGCATTGCTGATGTCCCAGGAAGTATTGTTGTGCGAATCCAGATTGGTACATTGTCTGGGCATTTTGCGACTAAGCTCTCAAGAAGCTGAGTGTTCTGTGTTCCATCTGCTTCTGTTGGCAGGTGGATCTAGATGAAGTAAGCATCACAGTTGCTTATGCCATCATTTATCCCTTTTGGCGGGTCACTAACTCGTGTCTCCACATCTAGGTTGCTCTGCTTGAGCCACTCATTCAAAGCTGTGCCAATGAAGCCACAGCCAATGATTCCGACTTTGATTTTGTTGACTGTCATAAAATCTACTTGATGTGTTTTTGATTGAATAGAAAATTCTCTTCTGTAAACAATGAAATGTAGTGCTATGGCTTGAAGTCAATGATTGCCTTCATGTAGTTTTTGCTTTTTCCTGTCCTATTGTCAACAACTAGAAGATGTTTGCAGAAGCACGCTAGTATTGGAAGCACTGGTATTGCCATAGAGTCACAGTTGACAGCAATTCTCTATATAGGAGCAATTCCAAGATTTTCAATGAAACCTGACTAATGGCTTAGTTTGAACAGTGAGTGGTAGCAAGAGATTGACATGTATGGGCAGTTGTTTACGCTACGGAGAACTTCATGGTCTCCAACTTCTTCTTTGCTGCTATCAAACATCTTTATCTTGAACTTTGCATTTGGCAGATTGTGGTAAGAGAAGTCACAAGTGTTCCAGACATATGGGATCTTGACAAATTGATTTTTATTGAAGTTGATGTGCAATGCATTCATCAATATTGGAATGAATTTCTCCCACACGCATCTTGTAGTCCAGTGGTGGACATTGTTCTTGTAGGCAATGTATTTGTCACTGTCATTCTCAATGATGACTTTCTAAAAGTGCAGTGCGTGTGGAAGATATGCTGGCTGCTAGAGAACTCTCTCAAATGGCATTCCAGCAATCTTGTTCTTTCTATACGTGGCAAAGTGCCACATCTAGCATTTGTCAGCATGCAGACTGCCAAGAAACTAGCTGTATCTATTGACTAGGTTGCTTAGAGAATCACTCATATGTTGTCAAAACCTAACTTCTAAATGACGACATCATTTGTGTAGAAGTTCTAGCCATTCTTTGACAGTGCGTTTTTGTCACTTGACTCTGCATATGGGCATAGCTTAGACTTGTGTGGAACAGAAACAACGTCTATGCCAAGCATCAGCTCTTTCTTCTTTAAGAACACATCATCTGCCAAAATAGAGTCATTTATCATTGCTATGTCATCATTAGTTATGTTGAGTATGTTTGGAGGGTAAAGCACTCCTCCTACTCCAGTTGCAAACAAGTACTTTGATGGATTTTTCTCATTTGTATAGTCAAACTTCCAATATTTGTATTGGCATATTTTATTGCCACTATAAACCATCAAGTGCGTTCTAAGCGCTGACACACAGTTTGGAAACTTTAGATAGCTTACATACAAAGACTAAATGGCATTGTCACTGTATTTGACATCATCATCTATTGTTATTATTGGTAGATCTCTATATTTCTACATGACAAAGAAGTACTTGTTGTGCGGCCTAAGCTTATTGTCTCCTTGTATTATTTCAACATCATACTTTGACATAGTGCTCTTTTGAGATTGGCTTAGTCTTTTGATGTCACTTTTGTCTAGTGTTATGCATATCTTGAAGTCAATGCTTGTCTTTTGGTCAACAAGCTGCTTGCATGTGCGTTCTATAGTTGACAGCCTTGAGCCAAATGTTGTGAATGCTACTATGCACTAGTATGACTTGTTTTTTGCCCAACTTCCAGCATTCAGATGGTCAACATATGCTTTGAAGTCTATCTTCTTGTACTTGGCTCTCTTTGACATGATGTCATCATAGAATGATGACCCTGTGTCATAGATTCTGTTGCCATAATGGTTTTCTCCAATGCGCCGTGAGTCAAAGTACTTTATGCCTAGCTTGTTTATCAAGCTGACATTGAAGAACTGTATAAATGGGACAAATCTTGGGACGTACGGCATCTTCCTAAAGTCAATTGGCCTAGTCTAGATGTCTGCTGCTGTCACTGTATTGTCATCAATGAAGTCAATGTCTTTGTGCAGCACCGTGTCTGAGTCAAACAATACCATGTACTTTGTCTTGCAGATGTTCAGCAGATATTGGATTGAGTAGCAGTGCTTGGCAGATGCATGGTTGTTGTGAGACCTCGTGTTGAAGAAAGACACAATCATCTTGTTGAAGTCAATGAATCTACCATGGGTGTTGTCTATAACCTCAATTCTTGACTTGTCAATGCTAGAGTCTAGCTAGAATGGAATCTTGTCACTGTTGTCAAACACTGTTATCTTGTACTCAAATGCCTTTATGTTCTTCACTATGCTCTTTATGCAGTTGTTGGTGAGGTCATTTGTGTTGAAGTTGCAGATTGCAATTGTCACATATGATGAGTCTAGATATTTTTTCTATGCGTGGTCTGACAGCCATGAGAAGAATTGGTCATTGTCATCTAGAATGTTGGGGTTCTTGTCTAGAACGCCATATTGAAAGTTGTTTTTCCAACAAGCATAGTTGAAGCTCAATTGGTCTCTATGGCTTCCATTGACAACACATGACAGCCAGTCTTCACACACTTTTCTGCACGCTTCATCATTATGGCGCCTCAGTAAGATATTTGTCTCAGCTAGCCCATTCTTTTTTGGGTACTTGTTTGCCAACAGCATCTTGACGTGCTTGTCTACAATACTCTTGCTGTCTTTGTGTATGTCAAGCACTTTGATGGCTTCATCATATATGCAGCATCTGTTTGGGTGCTTTCTAACATACAGTGGTGTCTTATCTAAGTCATACTTCTATATGAAGAGATTCAAATCACTCTTTATCTAGATATTGCCATCAACCCAGATTGAGATGTCATACTCTTTCAAGTATCTATGAGGGCAGATCTTTATGCATCTTTGTTTTTTAACATTTGATAGATGGTCTAGTTCTTGTGGAAGCTTTATTATTTTCCAAATGCAGGACTCTTTATATAAGTCTGGCTTGTCTGTAAAGCAGACATAGTCAATGCCGTCACTTTTGACTAATGGCTGCTTTAGTGAGTCATATCTACCTGTTATGCATGTATAGCAGACAATCTTCTACTTATATGACTGCACAGTGTCTTGCTCTTCTTTTCTAGTGTAGTCTCCACAGTGCACTTTAGCATCATTAAGACTGTTTTTTAGCACCACTTTGTTGCCTTCTCTAATACTAGCCACATCTTTGACATCTATTGCCTTTTCAACTTTTGGAGCATCCTTCTCATCTTTTACTACATATATCTAGTCTTTATGGCCAAGTGCTGATGCAAACCCTCTTACATAGTCTATTAGCACTTTCTATTTCTCATCTAAGTTTTTGTCAATGATCACTATATTGACATCTTTATTGTCTTGCTTAAACTAAGACAGCATAAGATCTTTTATACTGTCATCAATTTTCTATACTATTATATTCATTGTTGCCATAGGTCATCTGCTGTGCTGATGTATCTTAAATGTAGAATTACTATTTATCTTGAAGTCTTTGTTCAAGCATCCTGGCAAGAAATGCATCTTCCAACATGCATAGTTGAATGAAAGCTAGTCACGGTGAGAGTACTTCAGCAGCTCACTTGCCCAAAGGTTGTCAAGCAGTTGGCACTTCACATCGTTGTGCTTACGTAGCAAGACACAGCTCTCAACCATCCCAATGTTCTTTGGATAGCCTTCTCTTCTATATGCATCAATCTGCCTATTGATGCACTACTTTGTGTCTTTATGCAAGCGAATGCATGCTTTTGCCTCTTCATATATGCACTTTCGGCACGGATGCGCTCTTACATACAATGGGCACTTGTCTAAGTCGTACTGATTGACAAAATCTATCAAGTCTCTCTATATTTCAAGATTTCCATCTACCCAAATTGAGATGTCATACTCTTTCAAGTACCTATGTGGGCATATCTTTATGACACGCTGCTTTTTCACATTGCTGAGATGTTTGAGCTCTTCAGGAATTGGCCTAAGCTTCCATGCTCCACCTTTCAACTTCATGTTGTCCGTGAAGCAGATGTAGTCAATGCCTTTACTGACAACTTTTGGCTACTTCAAAGAGTCATAGCCTCCTGTCACACATGTATAGCAAACTATAGACTTACTATTCTACATGTGTATATTTTACATATGGAGAAGACATTTGACACCGCATTTGACACAGCAAGCTCAGGCTAGCCATACATGGTCTACCCAAAAGTGTTCTCAGACAACCGTGGGTCATTTTCAGAAGTGCTTGTGGAAGAAGACATAGACAATATAAGGCAGATAAACAGAAGTGAGTCGTGCCAATGGACAATACGAGGCTGCCATGCACAGCGAGCGCCTCACTGCTAGTCAAAGCTTGTTGAAGCTTTGACTATTCCAATATATGACATCATAACAGATGCACGTCCAGACTCAAAGACATTTGGCTTGACTGAAGCATACTATCTAGATCCAAGCAAGTAGAACAAGCTGTTTGTCCCACATGGGTTCTTGCATGCATTTGCTGTGCCAGAGTTCAAAGAAAGTGCTAGTCAACAAGCAATGTTCATGTACTACTGCGATGACATCTACAGCAAAGCTGATGAAGTAGGAGTCAACCCTATGAGCATCTTTCCAAGACTTCTAGAGACATGGGAGAAGAATGTCAATGAGAACAGCATTCTATGGGACTTAGTCTAGATGCTTAAGACTCCAGACAAGCTAGTGCTGTCTAAGAAAGACACTGAAGCACGAAGCTACTAGTCATTCATGGAAGAAGTCTCAAAAGAGTACTAGAACAGCAAAAGCCTTTGGTACTGCAAAAGCATCAAGACCTAAGCAACTGTCCATTTGACTTGTATAGATAGCTCTTGCCATTGCTGCAAACTATTGCAATGACTGTGTCTTTTCCTGCTCCACTGACTTGTGCATTGACAACGTCAGCTTTCATGTTGAATCTTCTAAGAAGCTGCTTGTTGTAGTTGTACAAGTCAACTTTCTTTCCAGAGAAAGTTGCATAGTAGCAGTTGTATTTGTCCATGTTGTTCATCGATTGATATTTACCTCAATATCATCGTCATGACTGTAGATGGCCAGTGCTATCAAGATTCCAGTCTTGCCATCTGCCAACATATGTTCTATACTCGTGTGACACATCTTTGCACACAACAACATCAAATGAGCTGTCTTCTTTTACAAGTATGCTTATGCTGGCGAACTTGTCAGTCTTCATTGCCAAGCACTCATACATATAGCATCTTGCCATTGTCACAAATGCATCAACTATGACTTCTTGGCCTTGAGTAGGTAGATTTCTGCAGAACTGAGTGTCTAGAATAGTGTCACTCAATGCATGCCACCCTTTCTCAAGCATGAATACGCTCTTTCTCTTGTTGTCTTTGCACTCAACGTATGACTTGTCAATGTGCATCTCTCTAGACATTGCATCTATGAAGTCTCTAATGCTAGCTTCTTCTTCTTCAGTGAAGCAGTCTTCTAAGAACTCAACATCAAACTTCACGCCTAGAAGCACATATTCTAGATCTATAGAGCTTTTTGTGTATGCCATTGTCAATAATGTACACTCTGACGTAGAGCTAGAGGTAAATAAGGTTTGAAACACATAGACTGAAGAACTTGAAAGGCAACAATGTCAACATACACTGATTTGCATACCCGTAGAAGAGAGACTTTGACTATTCTACGTCAACCTGGATCTCCTGATGATGGAATAACGCCATAGCGTGTTATTTTTGCCAATCCTGAAAACATATATGAAGGCACATTCAAGGGCAAAATTGAAGCTAGTGGAGTAGATTTGTCAAATGCTACTTTGACAGACGTCACGATAGCTGGTGGAACAATTCAAGATGCAAAGATATACTCTGAAGGCAGAGTCATGTCAATAGCTGAGTTGACATCTAATGTGTCAGAGCTAAGTGGCAAAGTTGATAGTGCTTTCTAGAAGATAGACAGCATGTCTAGCACGGTAGATGATGAATTGTTAAGCTTAAGTGTAGACATTGAGCAGAATGTAGATGGCAAGTTGTCTAGTCTAAGTCTAGACTTTGCAGAATTAGCAAATGCGTTATCGACAGACATCAACATTAGATTAAGTGATGAGACTTCTGCTAGAGTCTAGCAAGACGCACTTCTTGACTAGAAGATATCTAGTGCAGCTGGCGCATTGTCAGATGTGCAAGACTAGATATCATCTATTGAGTTGTCAATTGGCACGATGTCTAAGAGCATAAGTGCATAGGCAGTTGGCATGATGCACTACCATGGTGCACTGCTTAATGGCTATGGCACACATGAAAGCATAGTATAGTTCTTGATAGCAAACTTCAATAGATATGACTATGCATTCTATTGTGGCGACTAGTATAAGATAACTGCTGATGTTGAGTTTACAGGTCCACAACAGAAGAGCTTGTATGCAGATGACTACATCTTGTTCAATAGAGACATAGTGCTTTCAGCGGCTGGATTTGACAGCATTGACATAATAAGAGACGCTTAGGCTGAAGGAGAGCACATCAAGTCTTTAGTTGACAAGATCAGTTCAGACCTTAGCACACTTAGTGGTGAAGTAGGCTCAACATATGAGTCTTTGACTGCTGGCATTGACAATTTAAGTGCTAATGTTAAAAGCTTGAGCAGTGGAATTGCTACTATATCAGGCATTCTAAGTACTGGCATTGATGGCTTAAGCGGCAGCATTGGCACCTTGAGCTCAACTGTAAGTGGTCTGTCAGGTGAAGTAAAAGACATATCAAGCATACTAAGCAGCAGCATTGGCAGCTTAAGCTCTAGTCTATCTAGCTACAACACAACGTTAAGTGGCATTGACAGAGAAGTAGATGGCTATGGTGACATAAAGTCAGACAACCTGATTGTCACAGATGTCATAACTAAAGCGGGTGCACACGCACATGACCGATACTATATGTCATTCCTTAGTGGGACAGTTGTGATGAGGCCAATTGCTTAACAAGAATTTGAAAGAGAGAAGACATGAGTGACTACATATACACAAAGAACATCTTGACTGGAGATGGCTCTATGTCAGCCATACAGCCAAATGACGTTGTCATGCTGAATGGAAGCAATGTTTGGCTGAACATCGACGATGACATCAGTGGCTTGAACCCTATTCCATCATTTGACATAGCAAGAGGGATATCTAGTACAACTAAGCTCTCAATTGAGAATGCTTAGGCATAGATTGACAATGTGCAGTTGAGCGTATTGAGTGCATTGTCAGAGATATCAAGTGCAGCTGCTGACTATGCATTCACTGATGGTGAGATTTTGTCAGTGCTGACATCACTGAAGCAAGTCAATGGAAAAACTGTTGTTGAAGCTAGACCACTTACATCAGCTGATGTCAATGGACTGCCAGATGTTGTTGATAGCAAAGTTGACGTATTGAAGCAGTATGTCATTAATGGATACCTTCCTCTTTCTGGTGGAGTTGTTGTCGGAGACCTAAGCATTGGCAGAGACTATGCATTGAGTGTTGAAGACGGCGGTAGACTTGCTGTTGGCAACTAGACACTTTGCTCTCTTCTTAGTGCCGAAATTTCATTAAGCACTAGCATAGCTGTAGAGAAGCTCTCAATAGACTTGAGCAATGACTTTGGCTTTGGCTATGACGCAGAGTCAAACACAATATCTGCGCATGTTGCTGGAAGAACACATTAGTTCTCAGCCAATCGATTCACCGAAGCTAGAATGCTTGAAAGCGCACGAGTTGAAACAATTGATGGAAAGCCATGGTTGATATTAGAGTTTAAAGTTGATTCACCAGATCTATACAACAAAGTGTCTGTTGACTTAGCATAGATTGCTCCAATGCACTATGGTGCAAATGGCATTGATGTGCAGTATGACAGTGATAGAGGCAAATATTGCATATCAGCTGACAGCACCATCTGCCATCTGTCAGACATAGAAGCTCTAGATGTCGGCAATTCAATTGCGCCTGGCCAAATCCTCTCTTCTCTCAAGCAAGAGAATGGACTAGTGTCATATGGAACAGCACCAATACTCTCAAGCTATGTTGAAGGTCTTTCAGACTATGTTGAGCAAGCATTGAGCAACATAAGTGTTCCATTGTCAACAGTGTATGGCGAATGGCATGTCAATCCACCTGCAGCTAAAGATGGCAGTCAACTATGTGTAGAGCTAAGCACTACATACGAGAGTGGAACTGAAAAGCTTTGGGCTAGACTAACCACAAATAGCGAAGCTGCAACAGACTTCAAAGAGCTGTATGATCCATACTGCTATGTTGGATTTGATGAAAATGAAGCCATATACAAGACAGCAGTCTCACGCAAGCAAGACTGCTTCATCATTGGCCACAACATCAACTAGCCAATATAGCCAAAGATTGAATTTGGAATGCTAAGTGCTCTTGACAATCCAATATTTGATGACACCACATTAAACATTGATGCATCGCTAGAGACAACTATAAGTGCTGTGGCCACAATAAGAGATGTGCTGAAGCAGCTTAGGTCAAACATTGAGCATTTGAAAACAATTTAATGAAAGTAGATGACAAACATGAGCAAAGACTATTCAAAATACACAGACTATCAGCTTAGTATTGGAGCATTAAATAGAAATAGCATGATTCTTTCTGCTGGCATAATAAGCAGTCTTGTCAATGACTGCTATGTCGTGTCTAGCTTTAATGAGCTTCCTGCACCTAGTGGATGTGTTCCAGGCGATGTCGCTATTGTCAGTAGTATTGTCGGTGGCAATGAGAACATTATAGAACGAAAAGTGTTCTATTGTGCAAATAGTGCTTGGCAGCCACTTAGTGGACACGCAAAGTCTGGCAACATCTACTTTGACAGCAACTTGAGCATTGCTGGAGATTGGCTAAGTGTTGATGGCATTCTAAGTAGCAATACTATCTAGTCTAAGGGAAAGTCATTAGACTGGCTGGTGTCAAGCTTGCCAACATTCATTGATAAGAACACTAGCAAAATCACAATCAGCTCTGACCCTACTGCGGTTGACTTGTCAATCCACAAGATGACATATGACTAGTTTGAAGACAGAGTGCTTGATGAGAATCACCCAATATCAAGCAATGAGCTGTTCATCATAGAAGATGACTGCATTGACTGCTATGGCCAAGAGATAAAGAATGTCCTTTCATCTACTGAGCCAATGAATGCTGCTACAGTTGGACAAGTTGGTGCTGCTAAAGTAGAGCTATGTGCTTATGCTGATGAGATCTCTGCTCAAGCAAGTGCAGCTATAGATGAGCTTCAGACAGACGTGTCTAACATTAGTAGTGCCGTGGATGAAAAGGCTGACGAGACGACTACAGTCAAGCTGTCGCTAGCGGAAGAATATTTCCCAATAAACTACATGGATGCAGGCACTCCAGTTTCAATTTCTGGACCAGATGACGTGCATGTTGTTGATCTTGGACCGAAATTATATGCGCTCTACACTGTCTCTGGAGACATCGAGATTGCAAAGTTCAACCGGTTAAGTCTGGCCTACAATTCATCGCTCCTGAGCAATAACAATCTCGTGTTCAATTATGCCGCACCCATTGCTAGCAAACGCCCAGTGCTGTCATATGTTGGAGGCACGGTCGTCCGCTTTGGAGAGTTCGCTGCCACTATCTCTTCTCTCTCATCCAACATCAATAGCAAGCTCGACAAGAGCAGCGAAGACTGGACTGTCAGCTACACAGAGAACGGACTACACATAGCCGACACCGCCGGGGTGTACTACATAGATATAGCTCCAGGCATGGTAAAGACAAACTACCCGAATGTTCACAATGTTTACTGGCCGATAACAAGGGGAACCCTCGCGCGCCTTGAGGACATTGCGGGAAACTTTAGTTCGTCGACGGCCTATGCAAAAGACGCGCTCGTCGAACGTTTTGGCTTACTCTACCATTGTGTCAACCCGAATGGGCATACTGGCGCATGGGTGGATGCAGACTTCGGCGCGGCGACCGTGGAGGACATTCTCGCGGCGCTCCGCGCGGGCAAGGCGGACAAGCCTGCGACCTTCACGGCAGGCAATCTCGCTACGCTGAATGCCAATGGCAACCCGACGGACAGTGGGCTGTCTAGGGATACTGTTGAGAGTCTTTTCTTCGCGCAGCACTACCCCGAGGGCAAAGTCAAGAGTGCAGCAGAGTTCACAGTGGGAATCAAGTATGACGCCCCTGATACGGTCAACCGCACGATTATGGTCAAGCCGTTCTGCGACATAGATGGTACGGCAGAGAACGACAACTCGTCTCTTGTCGGGCGTGTGGTGATTCCGCCGTTCGTGGATGCAGACGGCAACGGGTACATCTCCGACGACGGCACGAGGTTCAAAGTCGTGGGGGTGAGTGGTGGTTATGCAAACAGCGACAACTTTAATCTAACCGCCATCTTCGCGCCAAATACGGTGACAAACATCGGGAACAGTGCGTTCTTCGCCTGTGCCTCGCTGACCTCCGTCTCGCTCCCAGCCACCACGGGAATAGGGAATCAGGCGTTCAGATACTGCAGCTCGCTAACCTCTGTCTCTCTCCCCGCTGCCACGACCATCGGGAGCGACGCGTTCTTCGCCTGTGCCTCGCTGACCTCCGTCTCGCTCCCAGTCGTGACGACCATCGGGGCTTCCATGTTCAGCGACTGCTACGAACTGTCCTTAGTTGACTTCGGCAACACACCACGCTCATCTGTACCGTCACTCGACGCATTTACGTTCAACGCTGTCCCGACGACCTGCAAGATAATTGTGCCTGACGAGCAGTATGACACATGGATTGCCGCTGATGGATGGAGTGACCTCGTGATAGCTGGATACAAGTTCCTGAAGTATAGTGAGTGGGAATATGCTCATAGATATGAAGTTCCTAAGCTCTCAGTTGACAACACTCCAGCAAATGTCAACATAGTCCACATCTCACAAAAAGACTATGAGCAGCTAGTCTTCGATGGTGATGCTTTGAGCAACACCTTGTATGTTGTATCTGGTGACTATATCAATGCATATGGCCAATAGATAAAGAATATTGCTCCAGGCAATGATCTGTCTGATGCAGTCAATGTAGAGTAGTTGAATGCAATTGGCAACAAAACTCAATGCTTGAATGCAATATCATCAAACAATGTATTGTCAAACTTCTATAGCACTATTGCAGCATCAGGAGTAAATGCTGTAACTATAGAGACAATGTGCTCAGCATTGTTTGAACTAGTAAAGACGTTAGGATACTGACTAGATCACTAGCATTAAAGGTCTTGAAGCGAGCACTCAACTGTGTTCGCTTCAATGATCTTCATGAAGTCATCTTCAGAGATGATCTTAATGCCAAGCTCTTTTGCTTTGCGGTTCTTAGATGAGTTGCTGCTTATGTCATTGTTGACTAAGTAAGTCAATCCTTTAGACACACCTACCTTTGACTCATATCCATGCTCTAGTGCATATTCTAAGAACTTGCTTCTTGAGCCAAACTTCAGGCCACCTGTCACACATATTGACCCTTTTATGCTGTTCTTAGCCTTGGCTATGCTAGATGAGCTAGGGCTCCAATGCCAACGAGTGTCACTTACTACCATATTGACGTGTCTAAGTGCTTCAGGAAGATCCTCGATGAACTTGTCAAGCGTTATAGCTCCAATCCCACTAGGCAGAGACTTGTATGCTTCATCTTTGAAAGATGTAGACTCAACAAGACTGTATCCATAGTGGTCAACAATCTTTCCAACAGATGTCTCAGACAAGCCTACAAAATTCATTGCCCCTAGGAGCTTCTCTTTGCTCTGTGAAAACACCTTTGCATACAGCTCATCATACAGCTTGACTTGAGACTTGTAGTCTTTGTTTGGCATGAACTCTAGCAACTTTTCAAATGAGGTGATGCCAAAGTTCTTGAGAGTTGCATTAGATGCTGACTTCACGCCAAGCTTCTTGATGAAGTTGACTAGACGATGGACAACCTGGTCAGGGCAGTTCTTGTTCTTGCACCGCATGTTGATGCCATCTCTCACAAGTGGGGCACCACAGCAAGAGCACTCAGTTGGAGGGTCAATCTTCTTGCAGTTTGGACCATTCTCAATGACATGCTCAATGTGTGGTATCACGTCTCCTGAGCGCTTAAGCACTATCTTGCTTCCATACATCAATCCAAGCTGCTCAATTATGTCAAGATTGTGCAGAGACACACGGCTGATTGTAGCACCACCAAGCTCAACTGGGTCAACAATCCCTACACCAACAAAGTTGCCATCCTTTGAAGGGCCTTCCCACACGACATCAACAAGCTTTGTCTCAGCAACCTGTTGGTTTATCTTGAAGGCTTTGCATGCATCTGGACGGTACTTGTCTTCATTTCTGTATTCAGGAGAGCAGATGACAAGTCCATCAGTCTCATAGTCAAACTCTTGTGATGCCCAATCAAACAGCAGTTTTGGAATGTCTTTAACTGAGACAAGGTCAACTTCTAGATGCCAAGCTGGAGACATTCCTTTTATGCAGTCAAGTATTTGAAACTGCTGGTTCTTTGTGTACTCCTGTCCAAGAATAGTGTAAGGGACAAAAGAGACAAACTTGACTTCATCTTCTGTCCAGTCTTTACGGTTCATTATTCCAGCGCATGCATTGCGAGCATTTGCAAACTTGCCATCTTCAATCTCATTGAGCTTCTCAAAGTCTGCCTTCAATATGACAAGCTCACCACGTATCTCCATGCTCTCATCAATAAGAGCATTTGTCTGCTCATCATGAAGCTCATGTGGCAAGCCATTCACAAACATCGCTTTGTCAGTGATGTTCTCTCCAAATGACCCATCTCCACGTGTAGTTGCTGCAACTAGCTTTCCATTCTTGTAAGAAGCACGGCAAGAGATGCCATCAACTTTAGCACTTGCATTCAATGACTTGCCAAGAGACTTGACAAACTTGATGACTTCTTCAGGCTCTTCTCGCTTGAGCTTGTCAAGCGAGCCCATGATGTATGGATGCTTGACTTTGCCTTTGCCTTCATGCAGAGAGTCTCTAAATGAAGCATACTCTTCTTTTGAGACATTCTTTTCAAGCTCCTCACATAAGTCATCAAATGCTTGGTCACTCATAGTTGGGTGGCCATCACGATATGCTTTGTTTGCGTCTAGAATCTGCTTCTTCAATTTGTCTATTTCCATATGTCTATTATATCAAATTGATGCAAATTCTTAAATAGTCTCTCATAGAGTTGTCAGCTCTTCAACTTCTATATGTCTAGTGTGCACTTCTGCCAATCTATTCCAGCTAAGTCAAGTCGCATCAGAAGTTCATCAATGCTACGAGGGATATTGTGGTTCTCCCATCGTGGGTAGAACTATAGACTGCCATCTTTAGTTATTTGATAGCCATCTCCACCTTTCATTGACATCAAGTACCTTCTTTCGCCAAAAGTCCCTTCAAGAATTTTCTTGCAGAGCTCTTCAACTGTGCCTTCATGTAGATTAGATGCAATCTGCCGCATACTTGACACATAGGCAACTCTGCCTTCTTTGAAGACATCTACTACGCTGTCATACCATCTAGTCCTCACATAGACATCTACAGTTGCAAGAACATTGTCTGCCTTTACCTCCATGGTAAGGCCTACTAGCTTTGCATATGCACTAAGAAGCTTTGCATATTTGCCAATTGTGAAGTTCATTGGAGCTGTCTTTGCACGCATTAGTCGATCTCAAACTCTATCACGATCTTGCCATCTTCGCCGCGTACTACAGCGTCATGCCAATGCCCTTCATGAGACACTATGTGCAGAAACCCTTCCATATCTTTCACTGAGCATGGCATGTCAATTGAGATGCGCTTCTTCTAGTCTGACTTCTCAACATTGTGTCTTTTGCTTGACTTCACCATATTCATCAAGTTGTCTGTATGCTTGTCCCATCTTTCAAGTCTTCAAAGCAAGAAGGAGCAATCTCATAAAGCTTGTCAAGAATGAGATTTGCTGCTTTACGAATCTCCCATTGTGCTCTTGGAGAGAGGCGGAGCTTCAAGAAGTTTCGCCAAGCTCTGAAGTCTGCAGTGACTACGATCTCAGTAGTGCATGCATTTGGAAGCACAAACCTAGCGTCTTCAGGCTTGAGTCCATATGACAAGAGAAGTGAGTAGGCATCCCAAGCGTGCTGCATTGCTTTGTCAAAGACATCTTTAGCAAGAAGAAGCTTTTGGTTAGTAGTACTGCTGTCAACAAGCACATCTGGCACTACATAACTTGGCTCATCTTCTTTGACATAACGTTGGCTTCTTTGAGAATATGAGAAGCCAATGCGGTGCCTAACAAGCTCATGCGTCAAGACACGGCTCACATCTTCTAGTCTAAATGTGGCAGTTGCATGCTCTACGCAGCTTTCATGGCCAGACTTGATGATAGCCTTTATCATCTTGCGAGATGCCTCTAAGTCTTTCTCTTTTGAGTCATAGCATGTACGAGCAGCATTTGCTATTACAAGCTCTGGATTAGGAGTGTGTGCAACAAATTCTATGTTCATATAAGATATGGTACACATCTAGCTTTAGCATGTGAAGTAAATAGTAATGCAATGCAAGCAAATGAATCATCTCTAGACAAGAAGTCAGTTTGGTACTTTGGAAACAACAAAGCCAGGAACTTGAAGCTTGTTTCGCCAAAGTGGTATGCACCATTCTTCATGACGACAGACTACAAGTATGCAGAAGAATATGCTGACTATGGCGTGTACACAATCACACTAAAGAATGAGGCAAAGTCTAAGATTCTTGACTTCAACAAAGACTCAGATGTGAAGAAGCTCACGTGGCCAAAAGAGCTCATAGATGACATAAGGACAGGCAAGAGTGACTTGAATGGAATTGCATATGACATGTACATTCTTGCTGGCTATGGGCACTCACAAGAAGTGTTTGACAAGTCTTGGCACTTGTCTGATGCGGCATATGACTTTGATGTGCGGTCTGAGAACATATTTGACATTGTCCCAAAGCATGCAAGTTGGGCAAGTGAGAAAGACCACAGATTTGTCCTCTAGATGTGGAAAGACATTCATGATGCTGGATTTGATGGTTTCACTCATCTTGAGTTTGGAAAGAGGATTCTTGCACTGTTTGACTTCAAGTGCATGGACAAGATAAGCATCAAGCCAATTGATACTAAGTTGAATGAGTCTAACGATGATGAAAAAGATATGGGTGAAGTGAGCGATGGGTACCACACATTCAATGAGTTGTACTACTATAGAATGCTGTATAATGCTGCATTCTTCAATGAGCTTGCTAAAAACACTGACATCAAAGTGATGAAGTCAAAGAGACATAGTGATGGCAAACCATGTTTTGATGATGCTGACATGTTCATTGTACAAGCTGAATTACCAACTGGACAAGTGTCAAACCACTATAGCATGGAAGATTGGGATAAGTTCAAAGTTGATGAAGTTGAAGTTGCTGATGAATGGGATGGACACACGCCGCAACAAGCAGCAGAGCGTATAGAAAAATTCATTTTGGAGTATCAATAAGATGAAAGTTGACAAGTACATTCAATACTGGGCCCACATGCTCGATGAAGCATTTGACAAAAGTGGCATGCTAGCTGAAGGAAAACAAGAGTACTTGAAGAAACACTCAAGCGAGAAAGACGTGAAGAGCGCAGTTGACAAGCATCTTGATGAAGAAGAAGGCATAGTAGACAATGATGTGTATTTGTCAAACATGGCAAAGTCATTTGCTGACAAAGCATGGTTCTTGAAGTACATTCCAAAAGACATCACAACTATTGTAGACTTTGGAGGTGGAACAGGAGACTTTGCAAAGTTTTGTAGAGCAAAAAGACCAGACTTGACATATGCTGTAGTTGACAACAATGCTAGTTTCTTTGACCAAGCAAAGTCAAATGGATTCATAGTAGCATCAAGTCTGTAGAACTTGACCGCAAACAAGGCAATTGACTTCAGCAAGTCACTTCTAGTCCTCTCGTCAGTCATCCATGAGATATACTCTTATGCAGATGCAAGTGCATTTTGGAAAGACATAGCAAAGTGCGGGTTTAAAGCTGTTGCCATACGTGACATGAGCTATGATGAGACAGCAATGCGCAGTGCTCCAATAGATGCCATCTGCTGGGTATACTAGAACATCTTCATGTCAGATGTTGTGGCATACAAAGGAGTGCCATTTAGAGACATAACAGAGAGCTTTGAAGACTAGTGGGGAGCAATATGCGACCCTGCATCAAAGAAAGTGAATGGAAAGAACTTGTTCCACTTCTTGATAAAGTACCGCTATCAAGAGAACTGGGCAAGAGAAGTCCAAGAGAACTACTTGCCTGTGTCAAAGGAGAAGCTTGCATCAATCCTCACATCTATGGGGTACTCATTCACCCACAAAGAGTCAAGCAAGCTAGAGTTCTATGGAAAGTGTTGGAAGAAAGACTTCAAGCTGGGCGTGCCAGACAACAATGGCTATAGAAAGCAGTTCTATGATTGGCTATTGACACTTGACACGCACATAAAGTGGTTTCTTGAGAAGAAAGCATAGAAGATGGACAGTCTTGATGAGAACAAGCAAGCTTATTTGAGCAAATATGCAGATGAAGAAGACATCAATGCAGTTGTTGAGATGTTTTGGCACATACGCAGTAGGCTAAGTGCTCCATAGAATGACATTGATTGGTGGATAAAGAAGCCATTTGCTGACTTGAAGAGGTTTGTGCAGACATATGACACCTCAAACAAGAAGCAGCGTCGAGACACAAACTACAAGAAGCAAGCTTTTGACAATGATGCAAAGTTGCTTGGCACCAGAGATGGATATGAGATCTGGTATGTGCCAACTTATGAAGCTATGAAGATTCTTGGACGCTTCTACAAAGGACGGTCTGCTAAGTGGTGCGTTGCTTCAGATGACCCTGAGTTTTGGTTTGACAACCATGATGAAGATGAGTTTGTTGTGCTAGTGAGAGAGCATCCAAAGAACAATGAGTTCGACAAAGTCGCTCTGCAGATGACTGGTCATGGCAGATACTTCAACTAGAAGCAGATCATACCTTGGGACTTAGAGAACAATGACAACACATTCACTGCTAGATACTACATGACTGGTCTAGACTTAGCAGAGGTTGAAGCCTTGATCTACTATGCTTGGCAGCTGTTCAAAGACAATGGTGAGCAAAGAGAGCAGTACTATGATGTTGATTGATGCTAAGCATTGAAGTAAATACGATAAAAGAAAGCAAATACAGAAAGACAACACTATGACAGCATACGATTTTGCAAAGTTGTTGACATCTGGTGCAGCAAGTTCGCCTGATGCAGAAATTGAAGTAGTTGACACTACATACGAACAATTCTGGGATGCAGATGTCTCACACGTCGATCACATAATGAGAAAAGTTGTGCTAGCATCTCATCTTGACTATGGCAGTTATAGCAATTGGATTAACACCGCTAGAAAGCTCAAAGACTGGTTTATTGAAAACAATGTTGAACAAAGCTACAAAATAGTGTTCTAGAACCATGACTCTGAGACTTTCAATGACATTAAAGCTATCAAGACAAACTTTATGCGACTTGCTTAATAGTGACTAACTTACAACAAGGAAACTGATATGAATAAGAGATACACAAAGAAGCAGATCACAGAGGCAATCGCTTACTGGGAAAAGTAGCTTGCAGAAGGCAACTACAAGAGAGTAGATGAAGGTATATCATATGACAGTGCAGCTAGAGAAGCACAAGCAATTAGAGATGACATTGATGACAATGTGAACACTCCAAAAGAGTTATTTGCCTGGGCAGCAAGTGATACACTTTATGTGACAGATCCACATGGAAATGAATTATATGATTGGTGTAAGACAAATATAGAGAAAGTTAAAAGCTATGTTCAAGAGATTGAGTGGGAACATGGAGACATTGGCAGTGGTGCATTAGCATATGAAGACTACTTCAATGCATTGATTAAAGCTGTTGAAAACAAAGATATAAATGCTGCGAGTGAGTGGCTAGATTCACCAATGCCATGATTTTTTGTTAAAGGCAATGACTTTAAACTTAACTGTTAAAGCCACCTATAAAGGTGGCTTTTACATTCTAAGCAAGCAAGAAAGATGCTCAGTCTTTAGCTGAGCATAGAGTTCACAAAAATGGCTAGCTTGTTCAGCTAGCCACATTGAAGAAAGACCTTGTTTGTCTTTCTGTTTTATTTCACCTCAATCTTGAGGACATCATCTTTCTTTACTTCAATTGCCTTAGCTGGAAGGTCAATCCTGAGCATTCCATCTTCAGCCTTTGCAGTGATGTTCTTGATGTCAACTGTGTCAGACAGCGGAATTGAGAAGCTAAAGCTTTGGTAAGAGATGCTTGAAAAGTCCATCTCTTCATCCTTCACTTTGTTCTCTTTTCCACATGTGACTGTCAAGAGGTTGTTCTTGACTTCCACATCTACTTCATCACGCTTGAATGGAGTGTATGGAACTTCAAGGCCCCAACCAACTACAGTGCCATCTTCATTTTTCTTTGTTGTGAGATTGTGTGGACGAGAGATAATCCTCTTTAGACCACGATTCTCGAACTTGTTAGACCCATCAGAGAGAAGTGGATAGTTGAAAATTGCATCCATGTTTCTCCACATACGGTCCATTTGCTCAAATATTGAGCTTATGTTTTGGTTTGAGTGCATGATTTGCCTCTACTTTCTATGTTTTTTGACTGTTGTTTGCTCAATCAGTCATTTGTTTGCTTGTAGTCTCCATGCTGGATGCCTTCCTAGCATTTCCTCTACAGAATATATATACCTCTAGCCGTCATGCACTGAATTTATATTTGCACAACGGCTAGACAGTCAAGATATTGCTTGATGCTTATATTCCAAGCTCTTTCAGCAAGTCATTTGAGTCAATGTCATCTGAATCATTGGCAGTAGAAGCATCTGGAACATCCAGACCCTCATTGTCCGGATCAGATGCAAGAGCATTCTCCTTGCTCTCACTAGGCTTGCCACCAATCAAGTCATCAATGTCACTGTCATCTATGTCATTGCTTTCTGATGGAATGTCATTTGTTGGAATGCTTGTCTTGCTTGCTGTTGGCTTGTCATCAACATCTGTCTTGTACACTGGAATGTCATCGTCTTCAGGGATGTCATTGTTTGATATTGCACAGAACTTGTTGTAGAACTCATCTACTTCTTCATCATCAGGTGACGTGAAGTATGTCTCGTCAAATGGAAAGCCGTCAACACTTTGGCTGTTTATGGCTGGAATCTCATATGGCTCTGTTGAGAACTTTATCTTATCAATGACAGTCTTCTTGTACTGCTTTCCATTCTTGCCTTCTTCAATAGTCTGTGCGACATGCAGCAAGCAGTCTACTGCCTTTCCACCATTGAATATAGGCACCTCTCTGCACTTTGCATCAGCAATGTTGCGGAACTTTGTGTACATCTCCTTGTCATTGAATATGATGACTTTGAACTTGCCATTGTTCTTCTCATAGTTAGGGTCATTTCTGACATATACTGGGACAATAGCCTCATATGATGTGCCACACAGTCCAGCCTTCTGTCTAGCAGCAATGTCAGTCTTTCCAGACTCACGGTATATTGACCACTGCTGGCCAACAAAATTGCAGATCTTGCATGAGGATGCCTTTGGCCCTTCAGTCTCTATCCAAGGTGTGCTCTTTGTGCAGACAACTTTCTCTAGATGCTTTTTGCCTGTCTTAGGGTCTGTCACCCAAGCCTTGTGTATGTACCTTATGATGTTTGGGTCGTCACGACCAACTTTTGATCCAATGCCGAGAAGTCGAACACGGTAGTATGTACGGTCATCCTTGCAAGGCTGCAAGAACATCTCGAGATTCGTGTTCTTCTTAGGAGCACCGAGTGTCTTTGAATGCTTTGGAAACGATGATATGAATGTGCACATGCGTTTCTTTCCTTTGTTTTAGTTTTTGTTTGTGTATAGAACTTGACTCAAATAGTTGAGACAAGCAAATAAAATCATATGCTCTTAGACTATTTTCGAAGACGCCAAATCAACTTGTCAGTGAAGTCAATAGGGTTTATGTATGTGTTCTTCTCTTGAAGAAATGCCTTGTTCACTTCTGAGTGGTATATGTCAAAGTGCTCATCTAGAAGACTTAGCTCTTGTCTAGAGAAGTAGTCAAGCCTAGAGACAATCTTCTTGAAGTTTGGTATTGCTGCAAAGAAGTACATTGATATCTCACCTGTCACAATGCTTTTTCCAATCTGCTTCTTCTCAATGAGCATCCGTAGAAAGTCTTTAGTTGTGAAATACCCTTCATCAATGCATCTATGCGCAATGTTCTTTGCCGACTTGATGAACCACTTGTATATGCTCTTGCGCAAGTTGAACTTCTTTAGATGCACTATGTACTTGTCAAGCATCTTAGTTGATGCCAAGCATGTGTCTAGCGTTGACTCAGTCATTCCACACCGCACACAGTACTTTATGTACGGCTCATAGTTGAAGTTGTTAGACTTTGCAGCATTGGCAAATGCGTCAAACAGATCTTTGTGCTTAGAATACAGAGCTTTTCCAGAGACAAGCTTCAATGGAAATGTCTTGCTCTTGTATGGATTTTGGAGACTTCTATAGTACTTGAAGACTTTTGCAACATACTCACCATCAAAATATAGAGCATCGTTTTGTTGACTGCTTTCTTCTTTTAGTGTATGACCCGAATCTAATTGACTGTGCATATGGCTTGTCTTTTATAGTCTTCTATATTTTACGCACAAACAGCCCTTTGAACACACTTGGACAAAGTCTAAACAAGAACTTGAAGAAGTCTAGAATTGTCATGTTGTAGTCATCCAATATCTACTGCATGAACTAGATGTCATTGAGCATGTCTACTATTGCTGACCGTTTCACTTGCTCATTTGTCTACTAAGCTGCTAAGCCAGGCTTGTGCTTTACAATGTGGTCATACAGCTACCAATCATCAAAAGTGTCAATGTCTATCTCATTTGTATAGAAGAACTTTGAGAATGATGCTCTTGACTTGTTTTCAGCAAATGGGACATCTACATATGGTGCTTGACTTGTGCTTGACTATGCCTACTAGTTGTCAATTTGGCCATCTTGACTTGTGTCTTCTTTCTTCTTTTCTCTGCAAAATGGCTTTTTTGCAATGTTTACTACTTTAGTGACTGCTTCTTTAAGCGAGATCTTCTTTAGAGTCTTCTTTGTCTTCTTCAAAGTCTTCTTTGCTGTAGACTTCAGTTTCTTGCTTGTGCTCTATTTATGCTGTGTTTTTTGTCTAGATAGCACAGTCTTATTTCTAGTCTTCTTCTATTTCATCTGTATCTATATACTACACAAGCCTAGAAGTCAAAGTGAACTAATGTTGCTTTGTATCTGCTGCAAGTCTTCTTGCATTCCACTTATGCTGTTGAATGCGTCTCGCATGTTGTCATCTGCAACGTCTTCTTGCTCTATGTCTGGATTGTTTGTTATGTCCTCTAGAACTAAGTTGTGCGTGTTGACTGTGAACTGCAAGACTTTGCCAACTTGACCACCAAGACGGTTCTTCAATATCCTTGACCTGATGATTCCATTCTCTCTGTCTTCTTGCATCTGGAACAATGCCATCAAGAAGTCTGCTGTGAAGGCAATTCCACGAGACTGTGATATGTTCTCCATTCCAACATTCTCATTGTTCATGCCTTCAGTGTTTGTCTGTATAGCACTTATCACTGGAGCCTTGAACTCATAGCTTATTGCACGCAGCTTCTCTGACACATCAAGACCATCTAAGAACATGTTGTCATTCTGCTTGCTTGATGACTTGACTAGATTGAGGTAGTCAACAATGATAGCATCAAACTTGTGCCCATTTGACTTCAAGCTCTCAAGATATGCACGGATGTCATTGCATGTGACAGACTTTGGAGGGTACTCTTTGATGTACAAGTTTGCTGTGGGGTGCTCTTTATAGAACTTCTTGATGTTCTCAACTGCACGGTCTTCACAGTCATTCAGATGGTTGATGTCTTCTTTTGATATGTGAGCGTCAAACCGCTGTGCATAGACATCTTCAGACATCTCAAGAGATATGACAACAACACTTAGGCCCTGCTTCAAGAAGTTCACTGCAAGATTTGACAAGAACAATGACTTTCCAAGACCAGCCTGTGCCATGACTAAGTACAGCGAACGGCCATCTTTCAAGAATCCACCGTGTGTGTATGTGTCAAGGCTTGGCCACAATGTGCTCAATTTGGCATCAGGGTTCTTTATGTACTCCCAGTGCAGCTTCATTGCATCTTCATTGAAGTAGTTGAGTCCTAAGTCAGTGTCATTGAACGTTATCTTCTGCACTCTGTCAAAGTTCTCAAGGCACTTTGCAACAACTTTCTCATAGCCATCTTCACTACTGTTCAAGAGTCCAGCATTGTCATACAATGCATTGTAGAAGGCGTTTCTACGTATGAACTCTTTCAAGTTGCTGCTGATGACTTCTTCAGGCAAGTTCAAGTCAAATGCATTTATCTCTCCAAGCAGTTCATTGACACTTGACATCTCTATGCTCTCTTGGGGGTACTTCAATGCATAAGACTTTGCCATTGCAGCTAAAGTCTTTGTGCTAGGCGCTTGTCCATACTTCTCATAGAACCTCACTTGCAAGTCAGCAAGCACTGCCAAGTTAGGTGTCTTGAAGAACCTCTTGTCAAATGTCCCAACTAAGATGTTCATCCACTTCTTGTCAAGAGAAGCTTTCTTGAACAACATCTTCTCTATGTCATCTCTACTGAAATCTAGTTCCATCACATATACTTATACTCATATAGCAAAATCGAGTGAACTAGTCACACCCTAAATGGTGTGATCTTCAAGTGTTCTTCCTTGCATCTAGTGCAATCACTTGATTTTCTTGCTTCACAGTCGGCAGTTCCACATGCACAACTTGCATCATGCATGCCAGCGCTTCCAACTCCACAAGCGTTGATTCCCGACGTCCCATCGGTACTTTTCATAATGTCTCTCAAAGCAAAGTTCCTTATGTTGATTGCAGCATTCAAGTCTCTGTCAATCTTCATTCCACATTCTGGACACGCATATACTCGGGCATCTAATGGCATCTTCTGCTTATGCCCACAGCAATGACAGATCTGAGTAGAAGCTTCAAACCTTCCAATTTTCTTGAAGATCTTTCCTTCTCTCATTGCTTTGTAGCTTAGCATAGATGTGAACATGCTCCACCCCAAGTCTGAGATCTTTCTGCCCAAAGCTTTTTCATTCCTTGCAGACTCAAGTCTTCAATGCAGAAGTAGTCAAATTGGCTATCTTTGACTAGTCTTGTTGAAGTCTTGTGCAAGAAGTCTTTTCTTTGGTCAGCAATCTTTTGGTGTATCTTTGCTACTTTGATTCTTTGCTTCTCTTTGTTCTTGCTTCCTTTTGTCTTTTTGCTTAACTTCCTTTGCTCTTGTGCTAGCTTGTCTAGCATCTTCTTGAAATACTGTGGACTGTCAATGCTGTCTCCATTTGAGAATGTCATGAACGTCTTCAGTCCGAAGTCAATTCCCAACGAGTTCTCATAAAAGATCTTAGCATCGTCAATCATCTTCTTTAGCTCATCCTTTACATGGACAATGAATGACACATAGTATTGTCCAGAAGAATTCTTTGAGACTGTTGCAGTCCCTATCTTCCCTTTCTTGACTCGTCTTGAGATCTTTACTTTAATTCCATTCTTCCTTGAGAACTTTGGTATCTTGATCTTTGAGTCTTTGAAGTCAATCTGGAAATGTTGAGGGATCTCAAATGAGTCTTTGTCATACTTCTTTGACTTAAACTTTGGAAAGTTTGCTCTTCCAGCAAAGAAGTTGTTGAACGCTCTGTCAAGATGGCCAACTGCACATATAAGACTTTGGCTATTCACTTCATAAAGCCAAGGATTTGCTTCTTTAAGCTTCACGGTCTCTCCAGAACAATTCAATCCAATTGAGTTTAGGTACTTCTATTGGGATGCATACCTTTCTTGATTGAGATGAAGAGCCCAATTGTACATGAAGTGTGTACAACCGAAGTGTTTAGCAAGAAGAACCTTCTGCTCATCTGTTGGATATATCCGGAATCTATATGTCTCAATCATTTGGTAATAGAGATATTGTACGTTTTACAGCTCTATTTACTCAAGACAAATCATAAACTTCACATGTATTTCATAGAAAATTCTAGGCAATTCATATCACACCCTAAAAGATGTGATGTTTCTTGCCTAAGTGCCATCTAAGCTTCTAGTGCTTAGTCGACGCAACTGCCTCTTGACTGTGCACAGATGTCAATTCCAAGACCCATATCCATTGTTCTTGTATGGATTGTATGCATCCTTGTTAGGCTCTCTTAGAGAGCTAGGTGCTTGTCGATTGCTAATAGGTGAGAACTTTGCCTGGTTGACAGCTGTCCCTTTTGCTGCCATCTGCTTGCTGACTTCATCTAGCTGGCAAGTTAGGTTTGCATTGTCAAATGTCAATTCAGATATCTTCACTAGATAGCTGTCAACTTCTGACCTAAGTGCTTTGTTCTCACGTCTTAGTGACTCAACGCTGCTAGACTCCGCACTAGCATCATCTAACTGCTTCTTCAAGCTGCTGTTCTCTACTGTCAAGTCATGGATTTGGTCTGCTGCAGTCTTCAATTCAGCGAGCTTCTCAGCATACTCAGCAACTTTAGACTCTAAGATTTCTTTCTCTTTTGAGAGAGCAGTAACTGACTTTTCAAGCGCATCATACTTCTCAAGCTTCTCTTTTGCTTCAGCAGTCATAGTGCCATTTCCAACAAGAGACTTGTCTTCAAAAGCCTCTTGCTCTCTAGGTACTTCTTGATTACTGCCATCAAGCAAGCTGTTTGGCTTAACTTTCTTTCCCATGTCTTTGTTTCCTTTATGCAAAGTTTATTCTTCGGCAATCTCTTCTTCTATCTTGTCAAGTTCTTGAGAAGTAGCATTTGAGTACTCCATGACTGTCTTGCTCTTCTCATTGAACTTTTCAATGAATGTTGTCCAAATGTCATCATTCTTGACAAGGTCTTTGTAGGTGATCTTCTTGTCAGAGTAAGATGGACAGACATATCCACCGCGGACTTCTTGCAAGAAGCCAAACTTGACAGCATCACTTATCAAGCCATCATACTTTGAGATGCCTGTTGTGAAGTCAAGATAGACTTGTGCGGTGAACATTGGCTTGCAGATTCTGTTCTTCACTGTGAAGAACTTCAACTTATTGCCTTTGTAGAAGCCAACTTCATCATCATTTGACTCAAAGCCTGTCAAGAACTCTGTGTCTGTTGACTTGACAAACACTTTTTCGCACTGCAGTATCACATGTGAAGCAAACTCAATCCCTTTGCCACCAGCAATATTCTGGATCTTTGATGCAAACATTGCTCCTGGATCTTGATATGAGTGGTTGATTACAAGCAATGTTGCGTTGCTCTGCACAACGCGCATCATAAGGCCACGCATCATGTTGTTCTTCAACTTTGCCCCGAGACCCATATCCATTGCTGTCTTGTCTTTGTTGACTGCATCATTGACAAGCTTGTCAGCAGCAAGAGCACCATAAGAGTCAAGAACGCAAAGCGCTCTGATGTTGTCATTGTTTTCAGGGTCATCGAGATACTCTTGACGTGCTTTCACTAGCTCATCATACACCTGAAGCATCTTGACTGAGCACTGCTCAATCGAAGCAACAGGGATATGGTTTATCTTTGTCAAGTCAACACCTTGCTTCTTGAAGAAGTCAACTAAAGTTCCACCTTCAGAGTCAAATATGTAGACAACATCTACTTGGTCATTCTTCAATGCATTGACAACTGTGTTTGCTGCAATCAATGACTTGCCAGACTGTGAAAGTCCAAACAGTGTGCTGATTCTTCCAACTGGAAACCCTTTGTGGATGTCTCCAGTAAGGACACGATTGATTGCATATGACCCTGAGTCAAAATACTCAGTCACTTTTGCAAATGTAGACTAATCTATAGTCTCTGCTTTTGTCTATTTACGGATTGACTTCACTACGTCATTCAACTTCATATTGTTCCTCTTTTATCTTAAACTTTCACTGTTAAATCATACATCTGTAGACACGTTCTACTTGTTTGAAATGCTTCTTTTCTTTATTCTATACAAGTAGTTCTTCACTACAATGTAGAACATTGCTAGCCTAAGTGTCTTTATTCTAGTAGCCATAGTGTAGCCTTTGTTCTAGACAGCATAGTCAACATCTTGTGTTATCCAAGGGCACTGCTTGCTCTCTATGACTCTTTTCCACACTTTGTTGAACTTAGACTTGTCTGCAGTCTTCCTTTTGTAGAAATAGTAGATGCGGTTCACAATCTTGTCTAAGTCAACCGAGCTCATTTTAAACCCTATATGCTGCCTTAGTATCATGAAGTATTGGTAGAGAGGGTGGTCTTCATCAAGCAGGCGGTTCACCATTATGTCAGTGTTCTTGTCAATCAAGTAAGGCTCAAACAAGCTTCTTATGCGGCACGCTACCCACCTTGTCAAGTTCTGTGACTTGAAGTCAAGTGTGTATTCAATATACTAGTTGCTGTCTGTCAAGACAGCAAAATCAACAGCACCACTCTTGATAGATGGCTTCAATGCAAATAAGTGCTTTATGTGTGTCTTGTTCTTTACCGCCACATCTATAAAATACAAAAACTTATGAACAATTGTTAATAGTTGTAAACACTTATGCAACTATTGATATAAGTCTTGCTGAAAACCGCATTTGAAGGCCACAGCGGAAATCGATATTTCAATTTCGATTTTTTGATTATGCCTGCTAGACCCTTCCAAGACATGTAGCGTAGCTCTAGTTCTTCCTTCCATTGGTTTCCTAGAACCTCTGCATATCTTTGCTACTTTATGCTGTAGCTTGGGTAGATCCAGCCTTTTTGAAATTTATGATAGCTTCTTCGAGCTATTTCGATTGATGCAGCAACTGGATCAGGACACTATCCTGATCCGTAAACAAAATTCCCAATAATGCTGCTGTAAGCAGCATTGACTTCAATCATTTCGACTCCATAGACATTGCAAAGAGTCTACAAATGCATCTTTACAAATGAATATCTGAATTGGCTTCTACAAAGTCTATTGAGGTCTTTATTCCAAAACTTAGTCGACTTCTTGAAGTTCAAGTCTTCAACTGCAATCTTGCTGACTTTCCAAGTCTTGCATAGTCTCAAAATTCTATGGTTGATCTCATACAACTCAAAATGCACTTTATTCTTTGACTGCTCTTGAAGCTTAGTGATGTCAATGCATTCTTTGAATATGACTTTGAACTTGTCTTTCTAGTTGAACTCTAAGATGCTGATTCCAAAGTAGTTAGGGTTCAAGTCAATGCCAAGGACTCTATTTGCAAACAAATTCTTGAATTGTTTCTCTTTCTCAACAACTGATTCATCATATGTCAAGTATATCTTGTCTTTCTTCAATCTAATTGTAACAGGAATCTTTTTCTCAGACGTCAACACTTGAAGCTTCTATAGAATTGATTTCCTTTTGTCACAAAGCTTTTCAGCAATAACTAAGTCATGATGCTCTTTTCTACTTCTCTTCCAGACAAACTTTCTATTTTCAACATCAATCTAAAAGAACCTATTTCCCTATGACGGCGACTCTCCTTCTGACCAAACTCCAATGCTTCTTGACTCTTTCAATTCTTCTTTTGAAATCAATCCTCTTTGATATTTCAAGAACTTCCCAAAATGGACTTTCTTGCCTTTGTTCAAAGTGTAAAGCCCATTTGCCTTTCTCATTGCTGAGTTTCGAAGATGAGAGTTTGCATTTGAAAACGTTGATGACAAAATGCGATAGATTTCACCAGCAGTCTTTCCATCTTGGAATCTATTGAATGCAAAACGATACATTGCAGAGCAAATACGAGAGTCTTCAGCAATTGCTTGTTGGATCTTTTCATTTGTCTTGACTTTGAATGATATCGTTTTCATCTAATCTTATTTACTCATTCGCTTTGCAAATCTTTTGTTTTAAACAAAACTATTTATTCACATAAGCATACACTATAATCAAAACACATTAGTTGATTACAATTGTTTACATTTGATTATGAAAATGATATAATCTACGCGGTCAATCTCTTTCCCAACTTACATTGTTTGGGAACTCATATTGTGATCCAGCATCAATCTTCCAATATAGCTTATCAACATATGGCGCAAGAGTGCAGGCCCAGTCAACAACATCATAGTAGTCTCCACTAGTCTATAGAGGCTAGATGTATCCACTTGACTCGCATGTAGACAGTGGCCATCCTGCTGCAGCAGCATCTGGCAGATATGGGTCAAGAATGACTTTTGGAATACTGCTAGAATATGCTTCACTTGATATGTATCCGCTTAAGCTTCCATGCTCATGTGGCCCAAAGTCGCCATTGTCTACGCTCTATATGTACTGCTGTATGTCGTGCTTCTATGGGACAACATAGAATCCAAAGTCAATCTTGTTTATTATTGGAATGTCATCATACACATCTGCACTAGTGTTTGGGTTGTCAACATATGTAGATATGTCAGCTGTCACCCAGGTTGTCAAGACTGCAGATACAGACTAGTCTGGATGGTCTATCTAGAACTAGTCTATCTCATTTGGCTTCAACTCTACTATCTCAGCTGACACAAATGATGATGTCACAGATGACAGCACCTTCTAAGGGACAAGCTTTGCTTGACGTGTCCCTCCAAACAAGAATGTCTTGAACGTGAAGTTGAATGTAGATGTTGTGATGTCATCCTAGGTGCCATCGAACTCATCTGGATGGTCTTCACTGACAGAGTCAGACATTATCACCTAGTTGTTCAACTTTATCCCTTCATACTTTGGGTGCTAGCAGGACACATATATGTCACTGTTGAAGAACACCATGAAGTTTGATGCTATCTTGTCAATGTCAGAAGGGTACTTTGCGATGACAGACACATCATATGCAATGTCTATTGGGACAGGAGTCAATAACTAGTACCGTCTGTCAGAGGAGCTTATCTCATACTTCACCTCATTGTGGAGGTTGTTCAGTCTGTCACCATTACGAGAATAGCCAGTGCGGTTGATGACTATCATTGGCAACTTTATGTTTCCACGCTTCTCAGGGTTCTCAAGGCTCTTGAGTATTCGAGAACGTTGGCCAAGGACGCAAGGCACTTTAAGCTGTGTTGTCTAGCCTTTAGCATTTGTGCGGCCAATTCTAATGTTGCTGAATATGCGCTTGAAAAGCAAAGACGCAATTGCCAACTCATCGTTGTAGCTCTAGAATTCCATATATAGAGTATTTACTCTAAATGGTCATCCGCCATTCAACTGCTTCTCTGTTATGACGTGGAATTCATAGCCTTTTGACTTAGCTAGTGCTTTAGCAGCTTCCCACTTGCTTTGGTTCGTCATCCACGTCATCTGTGCTTTAGCATCACTACGTGCTCTGCCTTTTGGTGGGTGTGTTTCAGACTCAGGCTTTATCTCTACCCATATTGTCTTGTGGACAGGGCCAACTTTGACAACAATAGAGAAGTCAATGAAGTATCTACGTACTCGGCCACGGGCTCGGTCAAAGTACTTTATTGCTGTGCCTTCATATCCCCAAGACACAACATTTGGATTACGGTCAACATAGAGCATGAACTTCAGCTCAAGAGCACTTTTATACTCTGGCCGGTCTTTTCCAACATATTTCTCAGGATGTTGTGGAAGAAAAAGACCACACGCAGCATTTGAGTACTTTCCACGGTTGTTCTTGTCAGCAATATGGACCATGTATATAATTACATTGGAGGCATTGAGAACAGACTGCTGGCGTTGACTGCTGCTGTGCACTTCTTCACTTTCTTCTCATCTTGCCATTTTCCACGGCTAGCCATCCACAACTTCATCTGCAGTGAGTCATACACCATAGTGTCAAGCACTTTAGGGCTAGCAAACGTCTTGATGTTGCCTGTTGCTAGCACACGTTCATTGATGTCTTTCTCTCTAGTCTTGCCATCAAACCAGACAAAGAACTTAGATGCTTTGCCAGTCTCTATCATCTTCTTTGTTGCTGCTAGCCCAGGAGTGTCATTGTCAAATGCGACAACAACTTCATGATGAGGCCATCTCTCTTTTATGAGCTTTAGTTGGTAATCAGTGAGCGACTTTGTCCCTGTTGCTATGCCATTCTTGACAAACAGACTGTCATAAACTCCTTCGAATGCAAATATCTTGTTGTAGCTTGGATCAACATTGTCAAGGCCATACAGCAGCTTCTTCTTGCCTTTTGGGAACATGTACTTCATCTGCTTCAGCTTCAAGAAGTCATTCAATTGGTAGTATGCATCTACCCCGTTTACGCGCCATGGTATAAGGATGTACTCTTCTAAGCCATCTTTTGACACGGCTGAGTACAATGGCTCTTTCAAGAATGGAGCATCAAGAACTCTTCTACTTTGCAAGTACTCTTTTGCTTTTTCAGTCAATGGCTTCTTCATTGATGTGTCAAGAGCAGGCTTCAAGTTGAACACGCTTGGCTCATCACTTGGACTAGGCATCCATGTAGTTGATGAAAGCGAGCCATCAAACCCCGACTTCAAGAACAAGTTGACATACTCTCTATGTATAGCTTCATAGTCTGGCCCTGACAGAATCTTCAATAGCTTTATTCCAGACAGACTTGCTCCACAGTTGAAGCAGTAGTATGAGCAGTCTTTGTTCAAGTATATCCATCCACGCTTCTTTGTTGCAGACTTCTTTGAGTCACCACAGATGAAGCATCTGCAGTTTATCTTGTCTCCAACCCTGACATTTGGCTGTGGAAGATACTGCAGTATCTTGTCTCTTAAGAACTGTATGTACTCAAATGAGAGCATCAATGCTGCTTTCTACTTGTCTGTCCAATGTCTTCTGTTGGCCTACGCTTGAGCATCTCATTGGCAACTTTGTCAAGCATCTCTATGTTGTCTTCTGACATTGTTATGAAGCTCACTAGTTCCCACATAGTCAAGTCAATGGTGTTGTACTTGCCTTCAACTAGATTGTATGTCAAGACTGAAGTAGGGTCTTTTGTCTTTATCCCATCAAACTTAGACTTCAAAGCTTCTTTCTTCTTAGCTTCTTTTAGCGCTGAGAAGACTGCTATGAACCGCGTGTTTGATGTGCAGACTATGTCTTTCAAGACAGCGTGCCCTTTAGGCCTAAAGCGCATATGGACAAGGTTGTACTGGAGAAACAGTTCAAGGTCTTGCTTGTTGTGCTTAAGCTTTGACCACTTTGACAAGTTGTTTGCTGCAGCTTCAAGAACTTTGTTGCCAGAATTGGCCATCTTCTCAACCAAGTCTAGCATGCAAGTCATCCTTTCAAGAGCGTGCTATACACATTGACATTGAAGTATGTTCCATTCTTGCCTTGCACATGTGACTGGCTAAGCAAGCACCCTTTGTCCATGTAGTCAATCTTTATGTCATCTGACTGTATGCAGTTGAACAGGTTCATCCTCTCAAGGTCAATTATCAAGTTCTTTCCACTAGGGATGGCTCCAAGTGTCACTAAGCCAAACTTCAATGTTATCTCTTTTCCAATGTCAGTGCTCTTGTTGCCAAGTGTTGCAAACACAGCATTAGCTTCCATGTCATCTTTTGTCTCAAGATAGACATTCACAGACTTTGAGTCAGTGAACAAGAATGAATGGCCATTGACTCTCTTTATGAGGTCACTTGTAGTCTTGAACTCAAACAGTGGCTGCATCTTAGCTTCAACTTTCTTTGATATCCACTTTGCTATAGTAGACTCATTGCATGTTGAGTACTTCATCTTGAACTTCTTAGACTTGAACATCAGGTTTGGCCTACTGTACTTTATCTCAAGTTCAGAAAAGTCATCTCCATGAACTTCTTTTGCTGTTGCCAGCACTCTATTCAGCATCCCTATGTTGTCAATGCAGAAGTCAAAGTGGTCTTTTGAAGCTACAGCATTAGTAGTCAACTCACATCTAGCAGCAACATCACGAGCACCATATATCTCTAGCCCACTTGGAGACACTATCAACTTTGCAGCATCAACAAGCTTTGCTGCAGTCTTCATTGTCTCAAAGAAGAGGCCAAAGTCATTTATCTCTATCACATTTGCCATATCTATATCATATACAGTCTAGGCAATTCTTAAATGCTCTGCCCATTTGCGGCAAACTGCGCTTTCATCTCAATGTGCTTTGCAACTGCTGAGTCATTTGGAATAGGGAAATTCCACTTTGCCCTGAACTTCACTTCATTGTCAAGAAATGATGGAGTCAATATTGACCTTCCAACTGAATAGTGGCATAGGTCTTTCTGCACCATGACTCCAAGCTTCAAGCCATACTTCATCACAGCTTGACATGAGATGTCGCTGTCATAGAAGTCAAAGTCTCCAAGAGACTCATCAAATGCTATGCTTGAGTCAAGTGCTCTTCTAGTGAAGATGATGCAAAGGCCATCAATACATGCAACTTCAGTATCCATCACATTAGGTGAGTGCTCGCTGAAATATGATGTTTGGTCTCCTAGTTCACCATGCGTGACACATCCCCACTTCTCATATGGAGTAGGGTTACTCCCTGTCCACCAGTTCAAAGGGCTCTGTGACACATTGAAAGTAGATGTCCCACATAGTCCAATGATGTCATACTTGTTGCCAACCTCAACTAAGTGCTCAATGAAGCTTTTTGCATTGAATGACACATCAGCATGCATGAAGACAACATAGTCATTCTTCTTTGACTTTCTTTCTTCAGCTAGTATTCTATTGTAGACCTTTGGAAGGCCTTCACTGTTGTTTGAGATGTACTCAACATCAATAGATGCCAATCCATTTGCCAAGTCAAACTTGTCTTTCAGCATCTTGAAGCTTGTGTCTTTAGACACTACTGCAAACTTAATGTCCATGCGCTCTCCTCATCCTTCTACTAGTTTTTCTACAGCATCAACATCTGCCATTGACACCTTCTCTTCAACTAATGTCCAGCGTTTTGCTTCAATGTGCTTTCCATTAAGATTGACAATCTTGTTGTTTGAATCATTCACAACTCTAAAGTTGCTTGCTTCTGCAGGAGTGAGCTTCATCCACTGCTTTTGGTAGACTTTGTCACCATCATACTTGACTTCAATGTCACCAATTGTGACAATCTTTGGCTTTGGCTTTGCTTGCTCAACAACCGGCATTAGCGCAGATTGCACAGGAATAGCAATTGTCTGTTGGCTTAGCCCTGGATCTACAGCAGAAGATGTCTGCTGCACTGGCACTGGAATTGCTCGGTTGTTCTGTGGAATAGCAGGTGTCTTGCTGCTAGTTGGCTCATCAACAAAAGGGTCAATCTCTCTTATGACTTTTATCCGTTGGTCACACATAGCATACTGCTTCTGGATCTCCATGAACTCGTTCTTGTCAGCAACTTCTATTATGTTTGGCCGACCACCATCTAGTGCTGGGTCACTTCTTACTGGCCTCCACTGTGGCTGTCCATGGTTTGAGTCAGCTTTCTCATAGTCTGCCTCATACACTTGAATCTCAAGCTTGTGCTTTCTTCTTGGCTGAGGCTTATGCTCAGTTTTAGGTGTCTGCTCACTCATCTTCTCTTCTTTCTTCTTGAATAGATGCTTTATGCTGTCTAGAATTGACATCTTGAATACATTGTACACTCATAGAAGCTTTAGTCTTGCAATGTTGTCCGTCTTCTCAACTAAGATCAACCGGTCAAACTGCTCAGCAGTCACTTCTGGCCTATGGCTTATCACAAACACATTCTGCCCTTGGCTTCTAGAGTACTCTTTGAGTATCTCAATTATGCTCTCAACACACAATGAGTCAATTGCGCTGTCAAAATACTCATCAAGGACAAGCAAGTTAGAGTTCAAGCCATTCCTTATAGACATGAAGTCTCTAAATGCAAATGATGTTGCCACCATTATGCGCATCCGCTCACCTGCTGAAAAGTTGCTCCACTCATAAGTCCCACTTGACGTGATGAACTCATAGTCCATGTCTTCATCAAACTCTACATAGTACTTTGCACCTAGCTTTGTCAAGTAAGTCTTGATCTTGTTGTTTAGCAGCACTATCAAGTCTCTTATGATGAACTTTCGGACAGTGTCCTGTGAGACTATGCCTTCAGCAAACTTCAAGTAGTTTGCTCTGTCTTCTATCTTTCCAAGCTTTGCTGTCTCTTCTTTGATGTCTGCTTTGCACTTCTCTATGAGTTCAATGTAAGGGTTGACTGCCTTCTTCTCTTTCTCAAGACTGCTCTTCTCTTCATTGAGCTCAGACTCAACTTTCATCAACTCTCTGCTTGCACGAGTGGACTCATCTACTAGCTCTTTTAGCTTGACTTTTGCTTTGTCAATCTTAGCTTTAGTCTCTTTAGCTTTAGTTGATGCTGCTTCAATGCTTGCTTCAAGCGCTTCTTTTGACTTAGAGAGAGCATCTCTCTTTGCACTGATCTCTTCTACTTCTTCAAGCATCTTGTCAAGGCTGTAGTGCTTCATGAACACTGGCTTGCAGTCAGAGCACAGCTTCTCAAGTATGTCTTTGTGCTTTCCAATGACTTTCTCTCTAGATGACTTTGACTCATCAAGCTTGTGGATCCCTAAGTCTACCTTACTGTCTTTCATCTGCAGTTCTCGAATGCTCTCAATCTCAGAGTCATAAGCCTCTCTTAGCTTCTCGATGGCAGTCTCAAGCTTTGCAACAACTGATGCATTTGACTTGACTTCAACTTTCTTGGCATCTTCGCGCCTCTTCTCTAGCTGCACTATTGACTCAGACATGACCTTGAGCTTTGCTTTCCTAGAATTCTCATAGCTCTCCATCCGTGCTTCATAGTCTTCATAGGCCTTGTTGAGGACCATCACTCTATTCTGCCCAGCAAGCGACTCTTTCTCAAGAGCTAGACTGTCTTTGTGGATGAGCTTGAACATGTCTTCAAACACGCCAATGTCAAAGAGCTTCTCAACAAACTCTTTCTTGTCTGCCTTCTTGAGCATGTAGAAGTTGTATGTCTGGTCAGCAGTCAACAGCATTGTCCTAAGGAATATTGTCACGTCACAGTGGATGAGCTCTTTCTCAATGAAGTCTTGTGTCTCAGGAATTGTTGACTTTGTGATGTCAATGTCTTTGCCATCTTCAACTTTCAGCAGCTGTAGATATGAAGACTTCCCTTTTGCCAAGCCTCTCCTTATCTTGTAGTCTTCACCATCTACAGAAAATGTCAAGACTAAGTCCATGTCTTTGTCTTTGACATACTTGTTCACTAAGTTCTCATTCTTGATCTTAGTCTGCAGTTGGCCAAACAACACATACAAGACTGCTGCCCAAATGTTGCTCTTTCCACAGCCATTCTTTGCACCAGGTATGTCATTGTTCTTGCCTTGGACTAAGTTCATCCCTCTGCATGATGCAATGTCAAGTGACTCTTCAGCAAATGACATGAAGTTCCTAATCTCTATTCTCTTGAAGTCAATTCTCATTAGTCTTCTCCAACTGCCGTGTTATAATAGTTTTTCATTATATTGAATAACTTCGTTTTGTCTATGTTTGCACTGTTGAGAGCGCTGTCTTCTAGTTGGTTGATGTAGCTCTCAATGTAGTCAAGCTTGCTTTTCTTGAGCATCTTCACAAGGTTGTCTTGATGCTCAACATCTTCTTTTGTGAAGTCTAGAGCAACCTGGTAGTCTGGAAGCAGCTCTTCATATGGCTTGAAGCTTGCAATCTTTTGGTTGACTCTCAAGTCATCTTCTAGTGAGATGTCAGCATCATACACTTTCTGCACAATGTTCCCTTTAGCAGCACTGAAGTCAAATGCATCTACTCCAACTTTCATTATGCTGCTGCTCTTGAACTGGACATGCTTTGGGATGCCATCAATCTCAAAGAAGCTGTAGTTGCCTAGCTCATCAATCTCATAGAAGCCACACTTGCATCCAATGTCTCCTAAGTTCTGCTCATAAGGGCTGCCAACAAATATGAACTTCCGCCCTTTGACTGCCATCTCTTTGTGCTGGTGTATGTGGCCTGCAAAGATAGTCCCTTTCTTCTTTGCCAGCTCTATGAAGCTGCCTAAGAAGTCTTCTGGCTTGCTACTAGTGCTACTAGAGCTTTCTAGAGAAGAGTCTCCATCAATAGATGATGCTACATTGCTAGATGCTTCTTTAGCTCTAGAGTGCTCTTGGATGTAGCTTGACACTAAGAACTTTGAAGATATGTCAAAATGTCCAAACAAGAAGTCATATGACTCTGGCTTGAAATTGCTCAAGTCAGACAGCCAAGGCACTAATAGTGCTTTCTTGGCATTCAATTCAACTTCTATTGGCTTGTCAATGACATGCACCCGTGCATTGTCTCTGAAGATGTTGATAGAATTGACATCTGTTGAGTTCTTGTTGAACAAGTCATGGTTGCCAAGCACCATGTAGACATCACACTTCTTTGCAAGAGCCTGAAGGCACCTGTATGCAATGTTCAATGTGTCAACTGTAAGAGCATTCCTCTAATGGAAGTAGTCTCCACAGAAGATGATGCTTGCAATGTTGTCTCTAGACACCGCATCAAGCAGTCTCTTTATGACTAGCGCACCAATCTTCTGCCGAAGTGGAGAGTTGCTTTTTACACCAAAATGTTGGTCTGTGAAGACTAATGTCTTTCCTTCTAGTCTATTCATATTTGATAGAGTACACACATAGACAAAAAAGTGAGGCTATGCAGCCTCACTTTCTTTTGCCTTAAGCAGATGGTGCTTGTCACATCATCCCTGGAGTTCCACCACACCCACCTGGAGGGCATCCACCAGTCATAGATGGAGCAGACTTGTCTTCAACATAGTCTGTGATCAAGCAGTCTGTTGTCAAGAGAAGCCCACCAACGCTTGCAGCATTCTGTATCTCATTCACTACAACTTCTGTTGGGTCAATGATTCCATCTTCAATCATGTCAACATACTTCTTAGTTATCACATTGAAGCCTTGTCCATCATCCATCTCATTGATCTTGCCAACTACCATGGATGAGTCAATGCCAGCATTCTCAAGAATCTTGCGGATTGGAGCTTCAAATGAGTCAGCAAGTATCTTTGCGCCAACTTTCTCATCTTCACTCAAGCTAGCAGTGCTTATCCACTTCTCAAGGTCTCTCTTTGCCAATAGAAGCATCACGCCACCGCCATAGACAATGCCACTTCTGACCGCAGCTTTTGCTGCAGAGAACGCATCATCAACACGGTCGCGCTTCTCTTTGCGTTCAGCATCTGTTGTTGCTCCAACAGATATCACGCCAATTCCAGAAGTGAGCTTTGCAAGACGTTCTTGAAGCTTCTCTTTGTCATATGTGCTCTGTGTGCTCTCAATGGCATTGCGGAGGCCTTTAGCTCTCTCTTCAATTGCTTCTGCAGACCCTGCACCGCCAATGATCACTGTGTTCTCTTTGTTGACAATGACCTTCTTCGCACGGCCAATGATTCCACTTTCAACAGTAGCGCTTTCAAGACGTGTTCCCGTCTCATCACTGACAACTTGTCCACCACAGAGAACAGCAATGTCAGCAAGTATTGCCTTGCGGTTGTCACCATATGATGGTGCCTTGATAGCAACACAGTTGAATCCACGAAGCTTGTTGACAATCAATGTTGACAGTATGTCTTCTTGCAAGTCTTCTGCAATGATCAGCAAAGGTGCACCTGACTGAGTCACACTCTGCAAGCATGGAAGAAGCTCTTGAATGTTTGCCAACTTCTTGTCAGTGACTAGTATGAATGGATTCTCTAGCTCTGCCTCATTTGTCTCAGCATTAGTCACCATGTATGGACTGATGTAGCTTTGGTCAATCACCATGCCTTCAACAATCTTGCTGTGGAGCTCCATGGTGTTTCCATCTTCTACTTTGATTGTGCCATCTTTGCCAATTTTGTCCATCACATCAGCAATGGTCTCACCAATCTCTTTGTCGTGGTTTGCTGAGACTGTTGCAACACGGAGGATGTCTTCTTTTGTTGATATTGGCTTAGATGTAGACTTGACAAACTCTACTGCGTGCTTTGCGGCCTGCATGACTCCATTCTTGACATGCGTAGAATTACTGCCAAGTGACACATACTTCAAGCCATTCTTGTATATTGATGCTGCAAGGACTGTTGATGTAGTTGTGCCATCACCACAGCGGTCATTTGACTTCTCAGCAACTTCTTTGATTGCATTTGCACCAAGGTTCTCAAAGCGGTCTTTCAGCTCAATTGCCTTGGCAACCGTGACTCCATCTCTTGAAGAATGTATAGACCCAAACTCATCAATGATCACATTACGGCCTCCTGGACCAAGCGTCACACTGACTGCTTTCTCAAGCTTCTCAACGCCAGCAAGGATCTTCTGCTTTGCTGCCTGATCATATACTATGACTTTTGCCATATGCTAGTTTCCTTTGTTTATGATTTCTAGATAAGATCATACTAGTCTAGACACGCACACACTAAAGTAAATATCTTCTAGTAAACGTCTTCAATAGACAAAAAGGCAATAGGCAATGAGAACAAGCAAATTAGACTAGGCTTATAGCATTGTAAAAGATGATGGGCGTCTCTAGAAGTAGGCAACAGCCAGCAAGATAAAGGTGTTAAATGTTGGCATAAGCAAAGACCATAAAGTCTTGCAGTTTGGAGAGTGACAAGATGTCTTCAACAACAATATTTGCTGTCATTGTTGCTTTGTCAAATGCTGTTGTGGCAGTGTTCAGCTACATATTGGCTAGGCACAACACAAAAAATAGCAAGCAAGCTAAGAAAGAAGAGTAGATTGCTGCAGCTGAAGACAAGCTAGAAGATGCCTGCAACAATGGCACTTTATCTGAATTGATAGATGCAGCAAAGAAGATAGGAGAGGCAAGACAATGAAAACTACAGATGCAGTGTGGCACAAGTTGGCAGCAGTTGCTGCAGCAGCTACTAGTGCAATTCTATTGGTTGGCTGCATGACAGAGCCAAAAGTTGAAAGCACAAAGCCATGGGAGAACCACTACTTCACAGTTGAAGACTTCAAGGAGAAGACGAGCAGCATACAGCTTGACAAAGATGAGTCAATTTGGGTGCTGTCAAACCACACGCTTAACAGGCTTTTGAGAAGTGCAAAGTGAAAGTAAATAATGCTATGGAAAAAAAGCAACAACTAGACAAAGATGTCCAAGCAGCAATTGACAAGCTCGTGTCTGACGAGTGGTTTGCTGGGCAGATGTACAAGCAGTTTGTGCTGCTTGTCAAAGAAGAAGACAGGTCAAAGATAGCTGGAGAGATGCTTGAGATAGCAGATGATGAGCTAGATGACCATCTAAGAAGCATCATTGAGTTTGCTCTCTCATACAGGTTCTCAGTGCCATCTACATATAGTGAGATGAAGAAGCTTGCAGACAAAGAAGATGTCAAGACATTTGAGAGCTGCAAGAAAGACCAAGATGCACTGTTCTACATATAGAAAGGGATTGAAGCAGAGAAGCGTGCAATTGAGACATACTAGAAGTATGTTGATGACTATGAGTTCTCACACTTCTTCTAGGACTTCAAGTTGATTGTGCAGAACAACTACTATGATGAGATTGACCATCTCAACAAGCTAGAGTTCATGAAGAGCTCTATTGAGGCTGTATAGAAGTTCAACTAAGGAGAATGGCATATATGAAGAAGCTAGCCATTTTTGCATTGATTACAGTTGTTGGGTTTGGGCTAACTGGCTGCACACATGAGAAGACACAAGCCATGCACAATGGCAATGTTGTTACAAACACTGTCCCTATGAAGGCATTCAATGATGAGACATATGTATGGGAGAGCTGGTGGTTTGGCACAAACAAAGTAGACAAGCTTGACTAAAGCTGAGGAGCTGGAAGAAGCAATTCCAGAAGTGAGGTGAACTATGGTCGGTTGGCTAAATAAGATTTTTGGAAAGAAAGCATCTGCTCCACTTGGCAGTGCAGCAGAAAACAAGTACTACATTGAGAAGTACAAAGACTTTGACAAAGCTATAATGTCATACTATCAGGCTAAAGACCACAATGGCCAAATAGTTGATATTGATGGCATTGTGAATCCTTTGAAAATTGACAACAGGCAAGAGTGCTCAGTGACTGACTAGCAAGGAACCAAGCCTCATTGTGCAGCTTACTCAATATGCAATCTCTGTGAAGCGCTCATTTGGAAGAAGACTGGAAAGCTCATCAACATAGATGCAGACTAGGTGTATGCCAAGGCAAAGCAGATAGATGGTGATATCAACTCAGATGGAACTTATCTTGAAGCTGCTATCAAAGCCGCACTTTAGCTTGGTGGGTTCAATGGCTCAAGCATCAAGATTGGCACAGTGTACAATGATGGAAGTGACAATACTGTTGAGCTTGTGAAGTTCTTGCTGCACAAGTATGACTTCTTGCATGCTGGATTCTAGATCACTAAAGACTGGTATTCAGCAAGTGGCAAAGACTATTTCATCAAAGGTGGAGGAGCAAGTCTTGGAGGACATGCAGTGCTGCTTTGTGGATATGACCACGATGGTGTCTACATCTAGAACTCATGGGGAGCATCATGGGGAGCAAAAGGCTTTGGCATTCTTCCTTGGAGCACTTTCAAGAAGCAGTTCATGTATGCATGCTATCTCCAAGGATCACTTGACATTTGATTTCAAAGAAAGACAATGTTATGGAAACACTGACAGACAAGACTATTGATCCGCTCACAGCAAGATATTTTTGTATGTTTGCGGATGGAAGCTTGAGACAATTCTTAGCTCAAGTCAAAGATGAGAAGAGCATAAATGACACGGCTGAGAAAATGGTCAAAGCCAAGTTCAAGAAGCAAACACTTGATGAAGCTGAGACTAAGAGAAGAACCGCATTCATCAATGAAGCTTGGTTCAAAGATGGGATGAAAGATGCACTGAGCAAAGTGAAGAGCTAGGTGGCTAGTGCTAAAGACAGTGCAAAGAATGAGATAGCAGATGTTGTTGCAAAGACATCAGCTGCGTCTGCATAGTCTGCAGTTGACACAGTCACAAGTGCAGCAAACTAGCAAAAGCTTGCTGGATTGGCATCTAAGGCTGGACATGAAGCTAGTGCAGCAGCAGTTGACACAGCAATAGACAAGCTGAATGCTAACCAAGAAGTACTGAAGAAGATGGCTAGCGACGTCGGCGCTTCTGCTGGATCTTCAGCTGGCACTTCTGCAACACAAGCTGCAATTGACACACTAGCAGCCAACAATGCTAAGCTAGACTAGATTGCAAACAGTGCTGGAGCTTCTGCGGCACAAGGAGCAGTTGACACTATAGCTGCAAACAACAGCAAGCTACAGAAGATTGCTAAAGACGCTGGAGCATCTGCAACATCTGGCGCTTTGGCTCAGTTGAAGAAGTCTGCATCTAGTGCATTGTCTCTAGCAATGCCATGGCTCGTTGGTGCTGCAATAACAACTATTGGAGCGTTTCTTTGGCCAAAGATAAAAGGCACATTCAAGAAGATGTTCAGAACATCTGCAAAGACAAAGAATAGCTTAGCATTTGTCAAGTTCAAAGATGTTGATGAGAACGACTGGCAATTCTACTTCAGCCGTGACAAAATGCTTTGGAAACTTGACAACATGAGCAGTGGAGAAGATGTCACTAGACAGAACACTCTTGCTTTCATGGAGACTAATTTTGCAAAGACTTTCATGGCAAGATGCCAGCAGTTCATTAGAAATGTGCTTGATGATGAATTGAATACAAGCATATTGCTCAAGCAGCAAGATGATGGATTCAAGAAAGATCTTGAGTTCATTGTGAGCAACAAGTCTAAGATCTATGACCGAATGTTTAGTGGAAAGTGCTGAGACAAGAAGTGCAATATGAAAATGCTAAGAAAGCTAGCTCAAGTGAGCTAGCTTTCTTGCTTTGTAGTGCTATCTTTTCACTTAGCCATTCTTGACTTAAGGTACTTGTATGCCTCTTCATCAATCTCAGGCTTCTCTCCAACAGCAAGATCTGTCTTGACAACACTCTTGTATCCATTTACAAAGCCTACTACTGCAGCGCTCACAAGCTCTTTGACATCTTTCGCCTTAGGGTACTTCACAAAGACATAGTCAATGCCATCACATGCAACACCAAGAGCAAGCTTTGCAACTTTAGCACCAGCCTCATCAAGCTTTCCAGCATCAACAAGCTTCTGGAGCTCTTCAGCAATAACTGGAGTCCAAGCTTCGGCAAATGTCTGGCCTTCACCAGGGACAACCTTTGACACAATGTCAAGGACATTTGCAATTGCTTCTTTCACTTCTGTCTTTGTCTTAGACAGCTCACATGCATATCCAGCAGTCTTTCCAATGATTGTAGATATTGTTGTCATCTTCTCTGGAGTTGGCAGTTTATCACATCCAGTAAGCACTGCTACCGCAGTCACTACTGCAGCACCAAGCATAAGTATGTTTTTCATTGTTGTAGATTTCCTTTATTAGTTCACAAGAATAAGATATGCATCTAGAAACAGTAGAGATCAAATGAGCTTGTACAGCTGCTTGTTAGACTCTAGCTTTGCATATAGATGGCTTCCATCAGACCACAAGTATGTCTTTGTGCCTTTGAACTTGTAGAAGTTCTAGTTGTTGGCATTGAACTGTCCATCATCTTCTTTGTCTAGCCGTATGTCATTGAGTGATCTTGGCTTAGTGTCATCAAGAGTCTTGTCATATAGACTGTCCAAGCACATCTCAACTTCACCTCTAGTAGCTTCATAGTCACATGCCAACTAAGTTGACTCACCTTCAATGTTTATGAACACTATCTATGAGTCTGTTGCCTTGAGCCATCTAAGGTCTTGCTCAAACATGCACTAGTGAGATGGAAGTGCAATAGAGTTTGACGCAATCTAGTAGAAGCTGCCAGTAGCATCCATGAATATGAGGTCATATCCATTTGTCAGCAGTCTTGACCCAACGCCAAATCTTATCAAGTCTACTGCTGTGCCATCATCAATGAAGTCATACTTCTCATGCTGTGGCCCAGGAGCTTGCTTGTCATATTCATCTACTATGCCATCATACCCACCATATGCAGCATCTTCACTTATGTCAACTTTCTTGGTGTGCACGCCAGATATGTCATTGTAGGCACTGACTTCTCTGTCGCCAACTTTGTCATACATTGACACTTCTTCTGAGACAATGTCATCAATGGCCTGGTTGTAGTCATGGACTTCTTGGATTCTGTCATCTGCATCAGACTGTGGTGCGCCATCTTCATATGAGTTGACATACCTCTTAGCTTTGCACTTCCATATGTACTTGTGCATAAGAGGGCTTATTCCATCTTGAGTCAACTGCTTGTCAAAGCAGTCAGTTATCTCATACTTCTCTCTGTTCTTGTCATCAGGAAAGTCAATCTCTACTATGTCACCAACAGCTGGCCTAATCAAGTCAACATACTTCCCTATCTTGTCAACATCATAGAACAAGACTGAGCCATGGACATATCCTGACAGAATGCTAGAGAATGTCTAGCTGTCTTTCTGCACTTTGTCTACTCTATATGTCAAGTAGATGAGTGTCTCAAGATAGTCATCATTCTCAATCTTGTACTTCAATGAACGGTACAAGTCAGAGTTCACTGGAAACTAGACATTGAAGTCAGTGTGCTCATATGGGTCACACACAATAGTGTATGTCTTGCCATACTCATATGGCTATATCATAGCTCTAAATCTGCCAGACAGCATGCTGCATCTGTAGACTGGCTGTGCTGACTCAAATCCAAGCTCATATGGAAACTCATGCGATGACAGACTGTAGTCTTTTCCACTGTATGACACAGATGAAGACACAACTTCAGGGACCTCACAGACTATCTATGTCTCTTGAATTGGATACTCTTTCAGCTGTCCACACTTTGTTGCCAATGCACAGGCAAAGTCTAGCTTGTCAAAGTGGAAGTCTATCTCTGCATTTGGAGAGTATCCAAGCTTGTTCATCATGAATATGTCTTGCTGCACATCAGCATAAGTTATCATGTCAACTGACATAGAATAGTCAGGGTTTGTCTCATACCCATATGCTCTTTTCAATATTGCATTCTCATCTATAGACTTCTTGAACACAGATGCAAACTTCTCATCTAGCTTGTAGTATGTGCAGTCAATGCCATATTGCCTTATCTAGTCTCTAAGTGCATTTCCAATGATCCTGCTCTCTTCTTCAAGGCCTTTTCTCTTAAGATATCTTATCTCATCATGCTATGACTGAAGTATTGACATATCAACTACTATTTACCTCATAGAACATATGTCTAGAAATCTATCTACTGCAGTCTCATATGCATCAAGAGTAAATAGAAATGTCTGATGAGATTAAGACAGTTGGTCGATTCAGATTCACACATAAACCTAAAGAAGGAAAACAAAAAATGAAACTGTTGGACATAATGAAGAAGTATGACCGTTGTGTTGTACGTGAGAGTGCTAAGCTCACAAAGATATACAATTTGCTCATCAAAGAGTCTGAAGAGGCCGATGACATCAATGAGGCAGAAGTCTGCCCTGACTGTGGCAATGACCCTTGCACATGTGAATCTGACAAAGACACTGAGATTGATGAAGGCATGGGTGCCGCTGCTGCAGGTGGTGCTGTTGGCGCAGCAGTTGGTGGACCAGTTGGTGCTGCTCTTGGCGGAGCTGCTGGTGCTGCTCTAGAATCTGACAAAGAAGAAGATGCTGATGCCAATGAGTCAGATGAAGCTATGACTGCTGAAGAGTTCTTTGGCGAAGCTGAAAAAGCAGCTGAAGCCAATGAAGAAGACAAAGAGACAGACGAGTCTGAAAAGTCTGAAGAAGACAAAGAGACATCTGAAGCAGAAGAGATGATGTCAGCTGAAGAGTTCTTTGCAGAAGCTGATGCTGATGCTGAAGACAAAGAGACAGACGAGTCTGACAAGTCTGAAGAAGACAAAGAGACAGATGAGTCTGAAAAGTCTGAAGAAGACAAAGAGACAGATGAGTCTGAAAAGTCTGAAGAAGACAAAGAGACATCTGAAGCAGAAGAGATGATGTCAGCTGAAGAGTTCTTTGCAGAAGCTGATGCTGAAGACAAAGAGAACACAGACGAAGTAGATGAGTCTGAAAAAGAAGACAAAGAAGACAGTGAAGTGTCTGAGTCTGATGACAGTGAGAAAGAGAACGACACTGTTGATGAGTCAGATGAAGTTGATGAGGATGAGGAAGACGAGAAGAATCTTGAAGAGTCTTTGAAGTCATACCGCCGCGCCAACCACCGTCTATTCAATGACTAATTGAACAAGTCTAGTTGTAGACATGAAGAAGGCTGAGATTAAATCTCAGCCTTTCTTTTTTGCCTCAGTCAATCTCAAGCTAGATGACTTTGTCTGGCTTCTTGTGGTACATCTTCTTGTATATCTTAAGCCGCTCTTCTAAGTGCTTCTAAGAGTACTTAGTGTTCCAAGACAAGTCTATCACATGTGCTTTGTCTTTTGACCCATGAAGCCGTAGTGTGCGGCCAATAGACTGTATTGTACGTGAAAATGCCTTGCTTGATGTCAAGAACACAAGGTTAGACAGCCTCTTTATGTTGACTCCTGTTGACATGACTGCATTCTATGCAATGAGCAAGTTTCCATCTGACTGCTCAAACTTTGCTCGTATGTCTTCACGGTCATGCACATCAACAGAGCCATCAATGTAGTAGACATTCTTGTCTTTGTACAGCTCTTTTGCATACTCATACAAGCTAGTGCCAATGTCAATCCTGTCAAACAGCATGAGAGTGTTTGACTTCAAGCTTATCAAGTATTCAAATGCAGGCTTGTACAAGTCTTTGTACCACTTGTTGAAGTAGTCTTTCTCTGCAATGTATGCGTCATTGAACATGACATCACTCTCACCATTGGCAACAGCATCAGCATTGAACTTTATGTCTGTGTTCAAGCTGAACAAGAGCTTTGTGTCATAGTCTATTGACTTCACACGTATCTTCAAGAGTGTTATGTCAAGCTTAGATATGAACCCTTTGTCCTAAAGGTTTGTTATCTCTTCAATGAATACCACTCTGCCAAACATCCCTATCAACTGCCACTTCTAGTACAAGTCACGAGGAAGAGTGCCAGAACAGCCAACCTTGACTTTAGTGTCAAGAGACTCTATCAACTCTCTTGTTGACTCAGCGGTGCATGTGTGGACTTCATCTGCAAAAAGCACGTCAAACTTTGGCAAGCATGCTTTGTTCTTGAAGACATATTGCCTATTGGCAATGACAACTTTTGCTGTCAAGACATTGTTCTCAAGACGCTCTCTCTTGCTCAATGACCCAGAGAACTTTGCCAAGTCTCGTCTGTCAAATCCATAGTCAATCAAGTCATCATAGAACTGCACAACGAGCTAAGTGTTAGGCACAAGAATGAGTGTCTTTGCATTTCTGTCAACATGCTTCCACATGTTCCAGACAAAGTTTGCAATCACCAGTGACTTTCCACCAGCAGTAGGGATCTCTATCAATCCTCTTCCAAATCCGGCAGTGAACAACTGCCGCAGTGCTTCTTCTTGATAGTCTCTATAGTCAAATGGATGTGCACAGTCTTTTTCTGGAATCCCTTCTGCTAGCTGCTTCTCTCTTAGACGCCTTAGTTCATTGTTCCGTCCAGTGTCTTCTGCAATGTTTGCAACTTCAAATGGCTATTTCACAATGCCTTTCAATGGCAGTAGATAGTCATCAATGTACTTTTTGCAGTTTGCTGACATTGCTATGCATGACAGCCCACCATACTGTGTCTTTATCCATGACAATATCTCAAAAAGAAGTCCTGGAGAGAAGAATCCAAAGTTGTTTATTGCATAGAGGTACTCTTTGGCTTGATATCCATATCTCTCTGTGAAGAATGCTGCGCTGTTCTTCACAGAGAATGCTCTCTACAGCTCATCAAATGCGTCATGCTCTCTGCATATGATGCGCAGCATTCTCATTGAGCTGTCATATGATATACGGAAGACTTTGCCTTGAGGCACAGCTTCATATATGCTCTAGAATGTGTCAGAATAGTCTTCCATCTCAATGGGCCATCTATAGTTTCAATGCATCTATTGAGTTCTTTATGTTGAATCCAAATGAGTTCAATATGTTCAATGCTCTTTCAATGTAGTCAATGCAGTCTTGTGTGTTCTTGAATAGAAGATTGAGCTTCTTTATGTTCTCATCATTTTCTGCAATCTTGTCTTCAGACTTCATCTTCAATATAGAGTCTTGCACTTTAGATGATGCTGTCTTGCTCTTCAATATCTTCTGTTTAGCATCAATGATTCGTTGAAGATTCTCTTTTTCAAGAAATAGATAAGAGATCCACTTAGCCCAAATAGAAGAGCAGAGTAGAGATTTTTCTCTAAGGTTGAATTCTGTCAACTTCACGTCAGAGTTTAGTTCTTTGATGTAGTTAGACAAGACTTGATTTGTTTTTATTTCAACGATTTTAGAATTCTATTCCATAAAGATAAAATACTCTTCTTGACTTGTCTATTCTGTCGAAATGGCTTAAGCCATTTCGACAATGAAGACAGATTCAAATAAGCAAATTGAAATACATATTTTGACTAAAGACAAAACTAGATTTTTTTTATACCTCAGTTGAAGCACAAATTAAAAAAAAATGAATTGTCTGCATCAATGATGTTCTGCTTCTATGAGATCTTCTATTGCCAAGAAATTCAGTTTAAAACTTGGACTTACTTCTGTTCTGTTTTTTCTCTAGAGACAGCATTGAAGTGTCTATGATACTATACTTCTTTCTAGACTTCTTGCGCAATTGCAATATCTGCATGTGAGGTAAATAAAGTAAAAATCTAATGGCAAATAAGGTTTGAAGCATGTCATCAAGAAAAATCTAGAGTCCAGGAATTGAAATAAATGAGATAGACCGTTCGCAATATGGCAAAGTTGACTATAGCCTGCCAAATTCGCCAACATCATTGATAGTCGGCTTTGCGTCAAAAGGAGAAGACTACTCACTGCAGTGGATAAACTCAAAGTAGACGCTTGATGACACATATGGCTAGCCTGAAAATGAGTTTGAGCGGTACTTCTACAATGCACAGTATGAGATATTGAATAGAGGTGGCACATGCATTGCTGCAAAGCTTCCATATGCTAACGAGTCTAAAGACTAGTACAACTATGTTGACTTCTTCTTGAAGTTCAAGACATTGTCTGAAGAGACTGGCACTTCTAATGCATAGACTAGCACAAACTAGACGATAAATGACCAAACTACTATAGGCAGTGAAATTGACTAGTCTAGTGTTGAGTATGGAGAAGACAGCATTCTAGATGTAGATCTTGGCCCACTTGTTGACAACCCTATTCTTGAAGTGCTGAATGTAAATGACTCTAGCTTGACGTCATGTATAGAAGTCAAGACTTAGCCAAGCAAGATACAGTTTGATCAACTACTGTATGGTGGATGCTCACCAATGAGCAGACTTGACTAGTTGCTGACAAAAGAGGCAAAAGTCCCAGCAAGGACTATTAGAGTGTATGATATCACACGGTCACAGTACAAGAAGTTTGACACTAGCCGCTAGTCAATTGTCAGTGCTGACTTTGGAGATGGAAATGTTGACAAGTTCTCAAATGACTTCCTTGGAATAGTCCCAGTAGTTGTGACACCTGCAAATGCACTGTTCTTCTAGAACATGCTAGACTTTAGTGCAGTTGACTCAAGCCTTGGCATATCACCAGAGTGCTTCAACTCAGCTAGAACGTTTGTGTCATAGAGAAATGACCGTGTCAAGCTGGACTTTACCAGTATCTACAACTACTTAGTGATGCCAATCTAGTCTACAGCAGATGTTGATGATGACACACCAAGCAGAATGCGGTGGACATCTCAAGAAAGCGTGTCAAGACGCGCAGCTCTTGCATTTCCATTGATAAACTATGACAGCTATGGGCATTTCCAGCAAGACAGCATGAAGAAGATTGGCATCGTCGTGCTTAAAGCATTCAAAGACACTGACAACAATGGAAAAGTGAACTTCTAGCTGCTTGAGAGCTTTGTTGGGTCTCTTGACCCAACTGCTAGAGACCCAATAACAAAGGCCAATGTGTTCATTGATGATGTTGTGAATGCATCTTCACAGTTCATACGTGTGTTCTCAAATGCAAACTTGACAGAGTTGAAGAATGCGTCGACAATCACAATGAGCCAACAGCCTCTAGTGTCACTAGGCTTCTACAAAGTTGACTGCAGAAAGAAAATCAACTACAACACATCTATAGTGCAGCCACTTACACGCATACTTGAAAATGCCTAGAACCCATACACACTGCCACTTGACTTAGTTGTTGACGCTGGCATGTCAAACATTGCAAACATTGCATACAGCTTTGGTGGAGAGATAGATGTTGACAAGATGCCACTTGTGTCTAACTTCTCTAGCTAGAAAGTAGACAGTTGGAAGATGATGTCAAGCGCAGATGTTGCTGGATGGAAAGCTGTGCTCAAGAAGCTTGATGACTTCTGCAAGTACACTCGTAGAGACTGCATGCTGTTGACAGATGGACTTAGGCAGTTCTGTCTTGAAGGTGATGCAAAGATTGTCAGAAAGACAGCTCCATACAACACAGTGTCAAATGCAATACTTCCAAAGCTGAAGTACATGTCAAATGTTCTTGAGTCATCATATTCTGCTGGCTACTGCAATTGGTTCTATGCACAAGACAGGAGCTCTAGTGACTACATGTGGTTCCCTCCATCAATAAAGGCTTCTGGCGTGTACATCTACTGTGACACATACTTCTAGCCATGGAGTGCACCTGCTGGAATGACACGTGGAATCTTAAGAGATGTTGTAGATGTTGCATTCACTCCAAATGAGGACGAGGCTGGAAAGATATACAATGCACAGTGGAACTATGCAATGAACTACCCTATAGATGGTGTTGTAGTAGAAGGCCACAAGACATTCTAGACACAGCGGACTGCTCTTGACAGAGTCAATGTCAGAAGACTACTGCTGTATCTTGAGAAGCGTACAGCAAGACTTGCACGTCGGTTTGTGTATGAGGGCAACACACCATACCTTAGGCAGACATTTGTTGACATGATCAGGCCAATATATGAAGATGCTGTTCATAGGGATGGCCTTAGAGAGTATGCAATAAAGTGCGATGACGAGTTGAACACACCTTAGGTGATTGAGAACAACGAGCTTAGGTGCAGGATAGCTGTGAAGCCAGTCAAGACAGTTGACTTCATTGTGATTGACCTCATTGCAACACGGCAGAGTGCAAGTGTCACTGAAGAAGTTCTAAGATAAAGAGAAAGAGAATAGGCATGAAAGAAAAAACAAAATACACATAGCATTAGATATCAGAGTCTATATGCTATTGGTCAAGAAAGCTTCTTGATGAAGGGTTGGCAACAGAAGATGAGCTGAGAGACTTGATTGGTGAAGGCCTCTTCAGACGAGCCATTGGCGCAGTGAAACGCGGCGTTGAAGGTGTCAAGAATGTGGCTACAGCAGTAAAAGAGGCTCCAAAGAAGTTGTTTGACAAAGTTTTCAAGCCAAATGCAGGAGTTGTGAAGATGCTTGATGTGATCAACAAGATGTCAAAAGATGGCACAGAGCTCAAAGGAGTGAAGATATATGCAACTCTTGGCAAGTCAACATTTCCAGTCATTGACTTCTTGCTGAAAGGAAAGAAGTCATTGATGCTAGTCATTGACAAAGCAGTGTCATCTGCAAAGCCAAAGACACTAGCTGAATTAAGAGAGTTTCTCCATGACCATTTGCCAACTAAAGTAAAGGTTGCTGATGCTATTGATGGCATCTACTGTGCCGAGGCGAACAAAGAAGTGCTAAAAGCTCTGTTTGAGAGCAAATTGACAGACTACATTGAGAAGAAAGGCCTTTCAAAAGAAGATGCATTGAAGCCTGAGACTGTCAAAGAGATAAAGCGCTTGAAGATAATGAAGAAGAAAGATGAAGACATCAAAGCTGCCATTGAGAAGCACTTCAGCTAGAGCAAAGAAGAGCCTAGCGGAAAGAAGCCTAAGGCTAGCCATAGAGCTGAAGCTAAAGCCAAAGAGCCTGAGACAAAAGATGAGCCAAGCTCAAAGCCAATGGAGAAAGACCCGCCAAAAGAAGGCACATCTAAGAAGCCTGAAAAGCCTAAGAAGCCTCAATTGACAATATTTGACAACTAGCTTCTAGATGTGAAGTCACAGAAAGACAACTTAGGCTTCATCTTCAGCAAGTCTAAAGCTGAGATAAAGCTTGACAAAGAGTATGAGCACATGTTCTCAGAGTGATAGTCTCTAGCATGCAAAGATGTCTTTGGCATGCACAGTAGCTTGAGGTAAATAAAACTAAAGTTTGACAACCAATTTGAGAGATAAAGGATAACAATATGGCAATACGTACCATAACTGCTCCTGGAGTTGAGATCCGGGAAATTGACAAGTCAGGATACACAACTGTCCCTACAGGCACAGCAGTGTACTTGAAAGGATTCACAAGCAAAGGTGAGCCATACCGCCCAATGGAGATAACAACTCGTTCAGCATATGAGCAGATATATGGTGCTCCTGACACAGAAGCTGAGCGGTACACATATGCTGCAGCATGCGAGACATTGAACTAGGGTGGAAGACTTTGGATGGCACGCCTTCCATATGACAACGAGGCATTTGAGAAGATGGCCGGCATCAAGTACACAGTCTCAGAAGTTGCAGACCTCTTAAGCGAAAGCACATTCTCTGAACTACAGCAGCTAAGTGGGCTTGCCCGTATGCAGAAAGCATACAAGATCACTGGCGCCAAGAACCCAGCTCTGTACAACTTGAGTGCAATTGACGCTTACCGTGAAGATGAAGAGAAAGTCCCAGCCGACACATTCTTGATTGTTGACACAACTGGTGCAACATATGGAAGAGTCATGGAAGACGGCAGAAAAGGAGAGGAGCGTGACTTGATTGGCATTGTCCCAGTTGTCACAACAGCTGCAAATGCTCTCTATGTGCAGTCTATGCTAGATGTCAACCTCTCAAACATCCACAACTATGAGTCACTGAAGCAAGAGAAGCTGCAGACATTGAAGACATCAAGTGGATACATGAATGATGGACTTCTCTCAAGTGACGTTGTTGTCCGCTACAGCACAGAAGGCTACTTCAACATCATAAGTGATGAGCTCCAGTTGTCTACTACTTTTGTTGCTGATTGGAGCGAGACTCTCTCATCTGCAGCAGCCGCTCTTGCTCAAGCAGAAGAAGACAAAGAAACATATGCTGAAGGAATATCAGCTATTCTAAAAGACAAGTTCGTTCGTGGAAGTGTCGACTGTGTGAGTTGCGTGCTAGATGAGTCTACTGCTGAAGAAGAGATTCTTCCAGAAGAGATGGTCACAATTGATGACATCCGCAAGAACACCAAGATGGTCCTTGACTACTATGGAAAGACTATGGACCTTGCAACAATTGGACAAGTTGCAATAGCAGTGTTCTATGTGTGTGACAAGCATGGCGATGGCGATGTCCCAACTGGATTTCCAGATGGATGGCAAGTCAACACATTGAAAGAAAAGATTCTTGAGTGGTTCGAAAACCACCCAGCAAACAAGCCAACTTGGAATGTCATACTCCGCTACAGAGTCAAGACATACAATGACACATATGCTGACACTACAGTTCCAGTGACACAGTCACTTGACGCATCTGGCTACTTCCCAACCGTGCAGATGGCAGATGGTGGTGAGAGAATTGACACTGAGCACCTCAAAGATGTTGGTGTTGTCGTGTACAAGATGTACTCTGACCCAACAGAAGGTGGAAAAGTCAGCTATGAGGCTGTTGAAGCATATGCTGGCTCACTGTACAAAGATGACAAGAACCCAACAACAGGCGTCACAAAGTTCCTTGACACGATCATCAACAGCTAGTCTAACTACATAAACTTCTTCTCAAACTGCTTCAACAAGAAGCTGTCAAAGTAGAAGTATCTAGAAGAGACAGACATCTTGCTCGTTGAGCCAAAGATTGGAGCATCTCTTGGATTCTACAGCTCAATGACAAAGAAAGACATATCAATCAGCAAGTCAATTCTTGATGGCATGAACAAGTGCTTTGAGAAGGTTGAAGACGTAAACAAGCTTGACATTGACATTGTCCCTGATGCCGGTCTTGCAAACATAGCCTCTTACATAAAGGCAATATGGGGAGACAAAGGCCCATATGACTTGGCAATAACAGATGATGTTGGCAACTCACTTCTTGGCATGTGGACATGCAAGAAGGCAGCAGATGCCCATGTCAAGATGTGGAAGACTGTTGAGATGAAGCATGACAACTTCTGCAAGAACATCCGCAAAGACTGCATGTTCATTGCTGATGGCCTTCGTCCACTCGTGATCCAAGGCTAGAAGAAGAAGATACGTGACTCTAAGCCAACAAACACTGTTGACAAAGACATTCTGCCATATGTCCCTGCAATCTGTGGCTTGAACACATCTTATGGTGCCGGGTACATTGACTGGTTTGAGCAAGCAGATGACTATACTGGAGACTTTTTCTGGTGCCCACCATCAATAAAGGCGACAGGCATATACATCAACACTGACCTCAACTATGACTATTGGCTTGCACCCGCAGGGTTGAATAGAGGTGTCATTGCAGCAACTGATGTTGCATTCTCACCAAATGGAAAGCAGGCTGGCAGCATATATGAGAAGAACTGGAACTATGCAATCAACTATCCACAAGATGGCATTGTCCTTGAAGGCTAGAAGACTTTCTAGACAAAGCCAACAGCTCTTGACAGAGTGAATGTGCGTAGGACAATGCTTCGTCTTGAGAGACAAGTGTACAAGACAATCCGCTACTTTGTGTATGAGAACAACACAGCATACACAAGACAGCGTGTTGTTGATGCAATTGAGCCTATCATGAAAGCTTGCTGGAAGTCAGGAAATGGTGGCATCAACCGCTACAAGATTGTCTGTGATGACAAGATAAATGATGCCAACACAATTGACAACAATGAGCTGAAAGTCTAGATAGGGATTGTGCCTAACAAGTCTGCAGAATTCATACTTGTTGACTTCATCTTAGGCAACCAAAGCTCAACTTGGGCAGAGCTTCTTGGCTAAGTCCATTGATGGCCTAATAGATGCGCATAGAGCCAGAGAGAAGTCTCTGGCTTTTGTGCTTTAAGTAGAATCTATATGCTGTGAAACGCATGCAGTTAGAAAAGTCTAGTTTCAAGCCATTGTTTGAGTCAATATGCACCAAGTATGGTGTCAAGGTCTTCTTTGATGGAGATGAAGAAGACAATGGATATGCTGTGCGGAATGAAGTGCATCTTGCCAAAGAGTACTCTTGCCTTAGCATATGCAAGGCAGTAGCATTCCATGAGCTTGGCCATGCAATAATAAACATCAAGCGTGCAAAAGGCATCAAGCTCTACAAAGTCCACTCTAACTTCAACAATGAGTTCAATGCGTGGTGGCTCGCCCAGCGGCTGTACATCAAGTACATGAAGCGCCCTTTCACAAAGACTATGGGCGACTTCGCGCTCGAGTGCCTTAAGACTCACTCTGCCACGCACTACGCATTCAAAGACACGTTTGGGGATGAAGCTCTAGCAAAGAAAGAGCAGAGTAAATACTGTCATGCAACTAGTCTTACTAGATGACCTTAAGAAGCTCTAGACAACTCAACTGTCTGAAAGTGGTGCTAAAGACTTAATTGGTCCAGGGTTCTCATTTAAAGACGTCTGCAAAGAGTATGGTAGATAGAAATCTAAGTTCTAGAATTAGTTTGGCAGTCAGTCTAATTAGATGTACTGCCATTAGCTTCATGATTGGCTAAAAAAAGACTATCTCAAAGGCAAATGCCCACCTATAGTGCTTGTAGGCCAAGGGTCTTCAAGAACAGCATATGCTTGTCTTGGTGGAAAGTGCTTGAAGGTTGCAAAGAATGAGGCGGGTGCAGCATAGAACAAGCATGAGCAGAAGCACACTTAGAGGCATTGGTGGACATCAAACTACAGTTGCTTTGTTGGCACGTATGGAGCAAGTCACGACTTTGGGCTTCTTCTGTCTGAGTGCTGTTCTAGAATAGATAGCTTGCAGCAGTTCATAGATGCATTCAATATGGAAGACATTGATGTCTTTAGAGCTGTTGTGAAAGCTGTGTGTGACAACAAGACGCATGATGTGTCTTCAGCATCTATTAGCTTGAAGAGCATGGCAGCAGACTACCGAAAGAAGTACAAAGACTTCTCAACAATGGCAGGATATGCAGATGTTGCTGAGTCTGCTGCTAGATGGCTAGACTAGTTAGATGCTATGCCATACTCTAAGATGAGCCCAGGGTAGAAGAGCTTTCATTAGTTAGTTGCCTTTTGGAAGAAGAATGGCACTGAAGAGCTTTTACCAGGAGATGTCATAAATGATGAGAATTGGGGATTTGCCATAAGAGATGGCTAGATTGCTCCTGTTATGATAGACGTAGGGTTCTCAAAGAACGTCGCTGATAGATTCTATAGATTACACTAATAGCATTGTTCAATGCTAGTAGTGAGATGACATTAGTGTGACTTTACTTCAACTATTCTATTTTTGTTTAGTAAGACTACCATCATATGAGGTAAATTATTATTAGTGGTTTAGCGTATTGCCTTAGCACATCTAACTCTAACCAGAGGGAGAAATTTGACATTACCTTAATCACACTCAATATGAGTGCCCTTCAGTGTGGCGGTCGCACGTTGGTCTCTAAAACCGAAGGTGGTGGTTCGACTCCGACCAAGGGCAGCCAATATAAGTTTCTTATTTAGACTCATGGTTCGCGCCAACAGATCTAAATAAGAAACTTTTAAAGTAAATAGTTATTGTCACGCGAATGACAGAAAGATAAAGGTAAAAATGATATCAAAAGAAGAAGCTTTATACGCTTATAGTGACTTGATCTAGTATAGAACACAAAATGTTTTAGTCAAGTCAAAATAGAATCCTGGTCAAATTGAAATTCATCATATTGTTCCAACATCAATCGGTGGAATAGATGATAATTCAAATAAGATTGCTTTACTTGCCAAAGAGCATTTTATGGCGCATGTTTATCTTTGGGTAATACATCATGATGATAACTATCATGACTAGATGACTTATGCATTGATGAACATGCATAAAGGATCATTAACAGGAAATAGAAAAAATCTTAGAGAATTTATTTTAGCATCTAGTGAATATTAGAAAGCTAGAGAAGAATTTGCTAAGATGTCATCTATATCTTTATCTAAAGCAAATGCTGGAAATAAAAATCCATCATTTGGAAAGCATTGGTTTAAAGACCCTAAGTCTTTAAAAAGCAAATTATTTTTTAATGGAGATAAACCTAAAGGATGGATTAAAGGTAAGCATGTTTCTGAAAATGAAAAAGTATCTGCAACTAAAAATATGAAAGGGCGTATTTGGATATATAATGATTCTATAAAAGAAAATAGATTACTTCCAAAAGATCAAGCATTTAGTTTAGTGGAGACTGGAGAATGGAAATTTGGTCATATGCAAAAACCAATATCAAAAGAAGGCGTAGAAAACATTAGAATGGCTAGAAGAAACTATAATTATAAGTATCATTGCCCAAAAAATAAAGGAAAATATAGATACATTAATTAGAAGACCAATGAAATTAAATACTTTTCATTAGAAGAAAATATTCCAAAAGATTTTGTTAGAACTAATGCATTAAGAAAGCTACAATTAGATCAACAAACTGCTACTGGAAATACTAGCATGACAAAAAGAGAACAAGCAAAGAAAAAATGGCTTGAAGAAACACAAGCAATGGCAAATTATTTTACTAAGTATGGATATAAAGCTACATGTGAGAAATTTAATGTTTCAATGAGCTAGGAATCAATGATTATGCGTTTCATCAGAGCTAGAAAATTATATGGAATCATATTTAAAAGCCAACCTGGTAAAAGACGAAAATTTGATAATATATAGTAAAATATAATAGTATGCAATTTGAATCACAAGCAGAACTTGACAACTACAACAACAATCTTGTTGAGACGAATGTCCGTCTTATGGGAGACAAGACTGTTGTTGGCCAAGTGCTGCAGCTTCTCTCTTACATCCGCCATGCAGTGCGGAACAACATGAAGACTACTATTGAAGTAGACATTGCAAACACTGTTGCAAATGTCCCTTTCATGCTTGATGCAAACGGTGTTGAAGTGCCTGACCTTGTCACAGTTAAGAAGACATAGGTCAATTGAGACGTTGGCATTTTACATGCCTCACAGCTATAGAAATCTAAGTTGCATGTCTAAGGTGCTATTTGCAGCATAATGCCTAGAAAACTATTTTCTAGGCATTTGTTTTGTATCTAGATATAAGCCGGCGAAACTAAAATAGGCAGATTGCATTTTGGCAAATCCTCTTCGAATGTAAATATAGATGATATGGCAAGATGGTCAAAGGTCTTTAGTCTAATGTACTTCAAGAACTTGGCGTCTAGTGTTGCATAGTGATGTGATTGACAGCGCTGTGCACATTTCTATCTAGGCAATGCATTGGCACATGCGAGTGCTAAAAGCATATAGTCTTCTTAGATGCCAAATAGACTTAGGCAAAACATTCAAGTAGAGGAAGATGGTAGACATGCAAGTAGTGAAGAGGAATGGAAAAAATGAGCAGCTTTCAAAGAAGAAAGTGTATGATTCAATCATAAATGCAAACTCATGTGTTGAAGATGACTTTAAGCTTTCACAGAAGCAGATCAAGAGA